TGCAGATTTTGGTCTGTACGGAACCCGGGGGTTTCGCGGTTTCCCCGAAATGGGGTCTGACCTGCGGTTTTCGCCAGCACTTGTTGATTCCCGAAATGGGAGGAAGTCATGCCACCTGTACCTAAAGATCCTTCTGTGCGTGCTCGTCGCAATAAGTCTGCGACGCGGGCTACGTTGTCTGCGGATCATGATGTGGTGGCGCCGGACCTGCCGGATGGTGTTGCGTGGCATCCGTTGACGGTGCGCTGGTGGAATGACATTTGGGCGTCGCCGATGGCCCCGGAGTACACAGACTCGGATATCAACGGGTTGTTCCGTGTGGCGATGTTGTACAACGATTTTTGGACTGCCGATAACGCGAAGGCGCGTGCGGAGGCTCAGGTTCGGTTGGAGAAGGCCGACACTGATTACGGGACGAATCCGCTGGCCCGTCGCCGACTGGAATGGCAGATTGAGGCGACCGAGGATTCGAAGGCTAAGGGGTCGAAGCGGCGGAAGTCGGAGGCTGCGCCTGTGTGCCCACCGGAGCCTGGTGACGATCCTCGTTTGAAGCTTGTGACCTGACGGCCTTATGGCTGTTTTGCAGGTCCCTGCTGTGGATTTAACGTTTCCTACGTTGGGTCCGCAGGTGTGTGACTTCATTGAGGATCGGATGGTGTTCGGTCCTGGCTCACTGTCGGGGCAGGCCGCACGTCTCGATGATGAGAAGCGCGCGCTGGTGTATCGCCTGTACGAGCTGTATCCGCGGGGGCACCGTTTGGCTGGCCGTCGGCGGTTCGAGCGGGCTGGTGTCGAACTCAGGAAGGGCGTAGCCAAGACCGAGTTCGCGGCGTGGATTTGCGGTGTGGAGCTGCACCCGGAGGCGCCGGTTCGGTGTGACGGGTTCGATGCTGCCGGCAATCCGGTGGGGCGGCCGGTGCGGTCGCCGGTGATTCCGATGATGGCGGTCACCGAGGAACAGGTGTCGGAGCTGGCGTTCGGTGTGCTGAAGTACATCTTGGAGAACGGTCCTGATGCTGATCTGTTTGATATCAGCAAGGAGCGGATCGTCCGGTTGTCACCTTCGGGTGGTGAGGATGGGTTCGCTGTTGCTGTGTCGAATGCTCCGGGGTCTCGTGATGGCGCGCGGACGACGTTTCAGCATTTCGATGAGCCGCACCGGTTGTTTATGCCGAGGCATCGTGATGCGCACGAGACGATGTTGCAGAACATGCCGAAGCGGCCGATGGAGGACCCGTGGACGTTGTACACGTCCACGGCTGGGCAGCCGGGGCAGGGCAGCATTGAAGAGGATGTGCTTGCCGAGGCGGAGTCTATCGCCAGGGGCGAGCGGCAGGACCCGTCGCTGTTCTTTTTCCGCCGTTGGGCTGGCGATGAGCATGATGATTTGTCGACGGTGGAGAAGCGGGTTGCTGCTGTCGCGGATGCTACCGGTCCTATTGGGGAGTGGGGTCCGGGTCAGTTTGAGCGGATCGCGAAGGACTACGACCGTACCGGTATTGATCGCGCGTACTGGGAGCGGGTCTATCTGAATCGGTGGCGTAAGTCGGGCTCGCAGGCGTTCGATATGACACGCCTGGTGCAGTGTGATGAGACGGTCCCAGATGGAGCGTTCGTCACCGCTGGGTTTGACGGGTCGCGGTGGAGAGATGCGACGGCTGTCGTGGTCACTGAGATTGCGACGGGACGCCAGATGTTGTTGGGCTGTTGGGAGCGGCCCGAGAACGTCGAAGAGTGGGAAGTCCCTGAGCATGAGGTGACAGCGCTCGTTGTGGACATGATGTCACGGTTTGAGGTGTGGCGCATGTACTGCGATCCGTGGGGCTGGGATTCGACGATCGCCGCGTGGGCGGGCCGTTTCCCGGATCGGGTTGTGGAGTGGGCTGTTGGCGGCGGCGGCAGTTTGAGGCGTGTGGCTGCTGCGACGCAGGGTTATGCCGATGCATTGGCGACTGGTGACGCGGCGCTGGCTGCCAATGTGTGGCGGCCGAAGTTTGTTGAGCATATGGGTCATGCGGGGCGGCGTGAGCTGAAGCTGGTGGACGATACGGGCCAGCCTCTGTGGGTTATGCAGAAGCAGGATGGCCGTTTGGCCGACAAGTTTGATGCTGCGATGGCGGGGATGTTGTCGTGGGAGGCGTGTGTTGATGCGCGTCGTGATGGTGCACGTCCGCGCCCGAAAGTGTTTGCGCCTAGACGGATCTACTAGTCGCCATAGAGACAGAGAGGGGGTCAGCTGTTGACTGCTTCAACGCCAGCGGAATGGCTCCCGGTATTGACGAAGCGTATCGACGACGGAATGTCGCGGGTGCGTTTGTTGGCGCGTTACTCCAATGGGGATGCTCCGCTGCCCGAGTTGACGAGGAACACGTCTGCGGCGTGGCGTTCGTTTCAGCGTGAGGCGCGCACCAACTGGGGTCTGATGGTGCGTGACTCTGTTGCTGACCGAATCATCCCGAATGGCATCACGGTTGGTGGTTCCGCCGATAGTGATTTGGCGTTACGTGCCCGGCGCATTTGGCGGGATAACCGCATGGATTCCGTGTGTAAGCAGTGGGTCAAGTATGGGCTGGACTTCGGCGAGTCGTATTTGACGTGCTGGCGTCGTGATGACGGTACGGCGACGATCACAGCTGACTCTCCTGAAACGATGGTTGTCAGTGTTGACCCGTTGCAGCCGTGGCGGATCAGGTCTGCGATGCGGTGGTGGCGGGACCTCGATGCCGAGTCGGATTTTGCGATTGTGTGGTCGGGTGACGGGTGGCAGAAGTTCGCCCGTCCGTGCTTTGTGCAGTCGTCGTCCCGGCGCAGGCTGGTGACGCGAATCTCAGACTCGTGGGTTCCGGTTGGTGATGCTGTAGTGACCGGTTCTCCGCCGCCGGTGGTGGTGTACCAGAACCCTGATGGCATGGGTGAGGTGGAGCCTCACATTGACATCATCAACCGGATCAACCGGGCTGAGCTTCAGTTGTTGTCCACGATGGCGATCCAGGCTTTCCGTCAGCGGGCGTTGAAGTCGACGGAGCATGGATTGCCGAAGGTCGATGAGAACGGCAACGCGATTGACTACGCCTCGATCTTTGAGGCCGCGCCGGGAGCGTTGTGGGAGTTGCCCCCTGGGGTTGATATCTGGGAATCGCAGACGAACGACTTCACTCCGATGTTGTCGGCGATAAAGGAGCATATTCGACAACTGTCGTCGGCGACCAAGACTCCGCTGCCGATGCTGATGCCGGACAGCGCGAACCAGTCAGCTGAGGGTGCGCACAACATTGAAAAGGGCTTCCTGTTCAAGTGTGAGGATCGGCTTTCGATAGCGAAGATCGGCCTTGAGGCCATCTTGGTTAAGGCGTTGCAGATTGAGGGCGAATCGGTTGAGGACACAGTGGATGTGTCGTTCGAATCTCCAGATCGTGTGACGCTGGGGGAGAAGTATTCCGCAGCATCTCTGGCTAAGGCGGCCGGCGAGTCGTGGGCGTCTATCCGGCGGAACATCCTGAACTACAACGCCGATCAGATCAAGCAGGACGATCTCGATAGGGCGCGTGAGCAGATAACTTTGTTCGCCCAGCGTCCCCAGGAAGATGGATCACGCTGAGTATGCGGCTGCGACCGCTGAACTGAGGCGCAGACTGCTCGAATATGTGTCCGCAGCGTGGACATCGGTAACGCTGTCTGACAGTGGACTGCAAGAGCTGACATCTTCGGTGGCACCGGTTGTCCAAGCGGCCCAAGAGTCGATGGCGGCCATGACTTCGGTGTACATCGCAGAAGTCACCCAGCAGTCACCGGTGCAGGCCGTCGAGGTCTCCAAGATTCGCGGTGTGCCGTCGGAGACGGTGTACGCGCGGCCCGTGATCACAGCACGTACGGCACTGTCGGAAGGTAAGAGCGTCGCGGCGGCACTCCGTGCCGGTCAGCGTCGTATCGAGAACCTGGCGGGCACCGACCTGCAACTTGCAAAGACGCACCAAGCTAGGGCGTCGTTCACCCGCAGCGGCGTCCAGTTCTACCGCCGCGTCTTGACCGGAAACGAGAACTGCGCACTGTGTGTCATCGCATCAACCATGCGGTACCGCAAAAACTCGCTGATGCCAATCCATCCGGGCTGCGATTGCGATATCGACGTTATCCCCCCGGGGATGGACTTCGACACAATCAGCACGGAACTTCTCAACGAAACGCATGACCAGGTGAAGGCGTTCGCGGACATCGCAGACCGAGGCGGACGCGCCGTCGACTACCGGAAGTTGATCGTCACTCGGGAGCACGGCGAGGTTGGGCCCGTCCTCGCATGGCGTGACCAGAAGTTCTCAGGCCCCAGAAGCATCCAGCGCTGACCCCGGCGGTCTGGATAACGCACACATGGCCCGTAACGGGCATGTCACAAAGAAAACCCATCCGCAAAGGAAACAAACCCTCATGTCTGATGATGTGACAGCAGAAACGTCGGAACACAGCGCCGTAACGGAGCCAGTGGAACCGGCAGGCGACCAGGACGCAACCGCCACGGTTGAGGAGCCCACGCAAGCTCCGAAACCAACTGAGACGGTCGAGTTCTGGAAGAAAATGGCCCGCAAGAACGAGGCGCAAGCCAAGGAAAACTTCGCGGACGCCAAGAAATGGCGGGAGTCGCAGGAAAAGATCGGCGACGACCCGCTGTCCCGGATCGAAGAACTGGAACGAAAGTTCGAGACGGCTGAGCGTGAACGCATCCGCAGCAATGTGGCGCGCGAAACGAAAGTCGACCCGGAGTTCATTCATGGCGATACCGAGGAAGAGATGCGCGAATCCGCCGACCGGTGGAATGAGTTCGTCAACAAGCGGATCGAAGAAGCGCTGAAGGCAAAGTTGGCGTCGTCGGCCGTGCCGACGTCGGAAGTCACATCAGACAAGAAGGTTGAAGGCCCGAAGCCTCTCACCCCGGCTGAGTACGCGGCGCTGCCGCCTGCCGAGCGGAAGAAGGCGCGCGAAGAGGGCCGACTTGACAGCTATCTACGTGGAGAACTCCACTAACACAGAAGGGAGCCAAAAATGGCTTTCAACAACTTCATTCCTGAACTCTGGTCGGACATGCTCCTGGAGGAGTGGACCGCCCAGACCGTTTTCGCCAACCTCGTCAACCGCGAGTACGAAGGCATCGCCAGCAAGGGCAACGTGGTGCATATCGCGGGCGTGGTGGCACCTACCGTCAAGGACTACAAGGCCGCTGGCCGGCAGACCTCGGCGGACGCGATTTCCGACACCGGCGTCGATCTGCTCATCGATCAGGAGAAGTCGATCGACTTCCTGGTCGATGACATCGACCGTGTTCAGGTCGCTGGTTCGCTGGAGGCCTACACCCGTGCTGGTGCCACGGCCCTGGCCACCGACACCGACAAGTTCATCGCCGATCTTCTGGTGGACAACGGGACCGCGCTGAGCGGTTCGGCACCTACGGACGCTGATGATGCGTTCGACCTGATCGCCACGGCGCTCAAGGAGCTGACGAAGGCGAACGTCCCGAACGTGGGGCGTGTCGTTGTCGTGAACGCGGAGATGGCGTTCTGGCTGCGGTCGTCCGGGTCGAAGCTGACCAGTGCGGACACCTCCGGCGACGCTGCTGGTCTGCGCGCTGGCACCATCGGGAACCTCTTGGGCGCCCGGATCGTGGAGTCGAACAACCTGCGGGACACCGACGATGAGCAGTTCGTCGCGTTCCATCCGTCGGCGGCGGCGTATGTGTCGCAGATCGACACCGTTGAAGCGCTGCGCGACCAGGACAGCTTCTCCGACCGTATCCGCGCTCTGCACGTGTACGGCGGCAAGGTTGTTCGCCCGACTGGTGTGGTCGTCTTCAATAAGACGGGCAGCTAGCCACAGCGATGTTGCTTGCTACCGCCGATGACGTTGCTGCGGCGCTCGGATTGCCGAGCGCCGCAGCGCTCACACCGGAGCAGTCTTCCCGTGTGGATGGCGTGCTGGGCCGTGTCAGTGACACCTTCCAGCGCGTCACCGGGCGGGTGTTCACCACCGGGGCCACTCAGGTGCGGGCGCAGGTCGTCAATGGGCGCGTGTGGCTGCCTGGCGTGGTGGATGAAGTCGAAGCAGTCACGCTTACCGGTGGAGAAGAAGTCGACTTCAACCAAGACGGTAACTATGTGGATGTCACCAGAAATGGGTGTTCGCTCGTTACCGGCACAGTGGTGATCGTCGAATATGTTGGCGGAGGTGTGCCCGACTCTGTAACAGAGTTTGTGGCTGCGGTCGCCGCACGCCACCTTACGGTGACGCCGGGTTCGGTTTCATCGCAGGCGGTATCGCTGACGGCAGGGCCGTTCACCCAGCGGAACGCAGAGTGGGTGTCCGGGACGGCAGTGTTCACCCGGGACGAGTTAGAAGATGCGAAACGGTTCGCCAACCCTGCACCTACGATCACGATTCACCGGCTATGACGTTTCCAACCGCGTACACGGTGACGCATTACCCGCACGTCGGTGACTCGACGGATGGATTGGGGAACACGGTTCCCCAGTTCGGTGCCGGGGTGTCTGTTCCGGTGATCCAACTTGCCCCGCATGTGCAGGTGGTGGGGACGTATTCGATTGTGGAAACCGAAACGATCGATGTTGACCTGTACTTGCCGCCCGGTTCACCGGTGAAGGTGAAAGACCGTGTGGGGTACGGGTCAGATGTGTTCGATGTGGTTGCGGTTCGTGACTGGAACATGGGTTTTCACGGTTGGGCGCCGGGTTTGGTGGCAGAACTTCGGAAGGTGTGATGAATCGTGGCTAACGGTCCAACGAGGAAGAACCCTTTGGCGAAGTTCGGTGTGCGGCTGGACGATTTCGACAAACTGCCTGAGGTGAATCAGGGCGTCAACGAGTTCATGGACGAGGTTGTTGCCGCGTGGAAGAACAATTCTCCCGTGGGCACCGGCGCTTACCGTGATTCTGTTCAGGTGACGGAACGGTCCACGAACAAGGGCCGCGGGAAGGTCGGCGCGACTGATCCGCAAGCGCATCTCGTGGAGTTCGGGTCGGCGCACAACGACGAGTACGCGCCGGCGCAGAAGACAGCTAAACAGTTCGGCGGCACCGCGTATGGTGACTGATTCAGCGCCGAGTATCCACCGTGTGTTGGTGGCGTGGCTGTCCCCTTTGGGGAAGGTTTCTACTCGCCGCTTGTCGGGTGATCCGTTGCCGCATCGTGTGGTTCGCCGCGTCGATGGGCGTGATGTTCCCGAGGAAGGCAGCGATGTGGCTGTTGTGTCGGTGCATACGTTCGCCGCGTCTGATGAGGCCGCTGAGAATGAGGCCGAGTTGACGCACCAACGAATGCTGGAGCTTGTCGTTAACCCGCTGACGGAGATACCGGTCGGCGGTGGTGTTGTTGCGCGTATCGATTATGCGCGTGTGCTGATGAAACCGGTCCTCGTCGAGTATGACGACGACGGCCACTTGGTGCGGCATGTGGGCCGCTACGAGATCGGTGTTCAGTACATCTAATTGAAGTTTCAGCCCTGACAAGGGGCCTGGCGGATAGTGCCGGGTCCCTTTTTGTTCGCCGGAAATTTTCGCAATCCGGTCCCTTATCCAAAATGAGAGGAGCGTCCCTATGACGCAGCCATTGACCGGCACCGACTGGAGCGCCGGCGGATTCACTGACATTCACAAGCCGTTCATCGAGCGTGGCGGCCTGCAGGCGGTGTTCATCCGCGACAACCGCGGTGCCGCGACGGACATGTCGCCGTTCGAGGATGATTGCGTGACGGTGAAGTGGTCGCCGTTCGCGCAGGACGGCAAGCTTCGCGATGACCTGTTCATTCGCCGGAAGGTGAACGGCAAGTACGAGTACAACACTGCCCCGAATGAGGGTTGGTGGCACATCGGATGCAACCCTGAGGATGGTGGCGCGGAGCGTGAACCTGATGTCACCTCTGACGATCTGATGGTGTTGCAGTCGAAGTTCCCGGTCGATTCTGAGGTGACGGAAAAGTCGTACTCGGTGCGGTTCGTGGCGCTCGGTACTGCTGATCCTCTGATTCACCGGCTGGAGTCGGAACTTCCGTTGTGCGACAACGCTGGTAATCCGCTGGTCGCGCTTCCCGGTACCCCTGACTACGGTGAGGGTCCGCTGCTGGACGCTGACTCGGCGGAGTACCAGCTGCTGCTGCTGTACGCGCGCCGCACCTCGGGCGGGTTCATTTACCGCGCTGAGGGTTACCCGGCGGTGAAGCTGGACGACCAGGCGTCGAAGCAGCGTTCCAAGACCGACCCGGACACGGCGGACCTGACGTACAAGGTTCTGCCGAACGAGTACTTCATGCGGCCCGACCCGGCGGGAACGATCGCCCTGGTTCCCGGCTACTTCTATGTGTGGATGGGTGGCCCGGGTTGGGCTGAGCAGTACTCGGACGGCAGCTAGCCGGTGAATCGTCCTGCCGGGTGGGTTGGTTTGGGGCTGGCACCCACCCGGCAGGCACCACACAAAGCCAGCCCACCGCCCCTGTATCAACCCCTTTTTGAAGGAAGCCCCTGATGTCTGTGAAGAAACCCGAGAACAATGGTGCCGCCGCGCGTGAACAGGCCACCGAGTTCGACTCACCATTCGCCGATCGTGTTCTGCGCTTCGATGACGGCACCACCATGACAATCCCCCCGCACCCCAACCTGCGGATGCTCGACGACGATGCGCTGGAAGCATACGAGGCGTACCTCGAAGAGATCGAAACCTATGACCGTGAACCGGACCTGTACATCCCAGAACAGACGGTGAAGGACCGCGACGGCAACGAGATGGTCCTGCCGGCGGAGACCCGTCCCGGCGCGGTCAAGGGGCCGCCGTATTTCAAGGACGGTAAGCGTGTGTCGCCGCCGCGTGAGGTGCGGATCGTTCAGGTCGTGTTGGGCATGGACTCCTACGAGGTGTTGCGGTCGAAGAAGATCAACGGTCGTGCTGCAGGTGCCCGTGATGTGTGGCGGGCGTGGACCGAGCAGGGCTTCACGATCGCGGAACGAGCTGAGTCCGACTCGAAAAGTGATGGAAGCTCAGTGGTTCTGGAGACTGTACCCGAGACAGATAGCGAGTGACCTGCGGCGGTTTTTCGGGCTAAGCGTCGCCGATTGGCATCAGGGCAGGTTGTCCAGTTTGGAGTTGCTGGACCTGTTCGGGGTTCGGTTCGTGGACAACGCTGAAGAACGCGTTCGGGAGTTGTATGTGGATTTCGCGCCGGTCAATGGCGCGGTGGCGCGGGCTGTTCGTGGTGGCCGCTGGTCTGAGTCGGAGTTGATTGCGGCGGAAACATACAACGAGATCGCCCGGTTCAGGGCGTCATTCCATGCATCGAAGAGCCGTAAAGCGGCGTATGAGCCGTTCGCTTTCGAGGACCCGGTTGATCGGTTGGAGAAAGCGAAAGCCTCAGTTGAGGCGCACGAGTTGCAGCGTGAGGTTGAGGCCGATCTGTTCGGCTGGTGACGGGAGGTGAGTGTCTGATGCCGATCTACGTGGACATTATTTCTCGTCTTGATGAGCGTGCTGCTGCGGTGGCGGCGAAGAACATTGAGCGTGAGATGGCTGCTGCTGGTGCTCGTGGCGGTTCGGCTGCTGGCCGCGCGATCGGCGAGAACGTCACCAAGGAGGCGGCTGCCGCTGGCCGTAATGCTGGTGAGCAGTTGTCGCGTGAGGTTGATCGTGCGACGAAGGCCGCGGGTTCTCGCATTGTGGATGGGTTCGCGGCGAATGGTGTGTCGGCGGGCCGGGGGTTTGGTTCGTCGTTTGGTTCGTCTCTTGCGTCGTCGTTGCCTGTGTCGGGCCGGTTTTCGTCTGCCCTGTCGGGGTATGAGGGTGCGGCGTCGAAGGCTGGCGCGTTGGCTGGCCGCGCGTTGGGCACGGCGTTCACGGCCGCCGCGACAGGAATCATCGGCGCCGCCGGTGTTGCCCTGTTCAAGGGTTTCGACAGGTACAAGTCTCTTGATGCGACGTCGCACCGTCTTGCCGCGATGGGGAACAGCGCCGAGCAGGTTAAGACGATCATGTCGGATATCAACGAGGTGGTTGTTGGGACTCCGATTGCGTTGGATGAGGCGGCAAAGGCGGCTACTCAGTTCCTTGCCGGTGGGGTGAAGCAGGGCCGCCCGTTGCAGGCGGCGTTGACGGCGATCGCGGACGCGGCCGGTGCGTCAGGCCAGAAGTTCGGCGACCTGGCCGTCATCTTCAACCAGGTGTTCAACAAGGGCAAGCTGCAGGCCGAAGAGATGTTGCAGCTCAATGAGCGTGGCATCAATGTTCAGGCGGCGTTGCAGAAAGAGTTCGGCCTGACGAGCGCCGAGATTCAGAAGATGTCGCAGGACGGCACAATTTCGTTCGGCATGCTTGTGCAGGCGATTGAGGGCCAGTTCGGTGGCATGTCGAAGAAGCTGGCCGACACTGTTGACGGTGCCTTGTCGAACATGAACGCTGCTGTGGGTCGTGTTGGGGCGAACTTCATTTCGGCTTTGTTTGGTGACCCGTTGGACACTACTGAGGGTCCTGGGGCGTTGGCGAAGTCGATCAACAATGTGACCGACAAGTTGAATGACTTGAACGCGTGGATCGTTGCCCACAAGGACGACATCAAGGATGCGTTCGAGGGTGCGGTTGAGACTGCGCAGGATCTGTGGGATGCACTGTCGAGTGTGGTCGAAATGCTGGACCGGATAGGCATCAGCGTTGGTGATGTAGTGACCGCGTTTATGGCGTGGAAGGCTATCGCCGGTGTTACCGCGTTGACGCAATCCCTTTCAACAGTGAGCACTACCCTGGCGGGGCTTCCCGCGACTGCCGATAAGTCGGCTAAGGGAATCTCTGCTGCGCTGTCGCGGGTGGCGGTCCCGGCGTGGTTGGCGTTCCTGGTCGCGCAGAACGGCCCTGAGATTGAGCAGGCCATTCAGAACGCGATTCCTGGCGCGGAGAATTGGAATCATTCGAACACGCCGGACCAGTTGGGGCGCAGAGCCCGTGAGTGGTGGGACCGGAACATTCAGGGCGGCACTGGGGTTGATCCGCAACCGTCGCCGTTGCCGCAACTTGGCGGCGGGCCTGGGCCTGGTACGCCTACGGTTGGTGGTATCCCGATACCGGGGCTTGTTGGTCCGAACTCGAATGGTCCGTCTTCTCCGTTCGGCAACCTGCCTGGTCAGGTTCCATTGGATGTTTCCGTGGAGGACCGACGCGGGCGCCGTGGCGGTGGTGGTGCTGCCGCTGCTGATGCGGGTCCTGATGGTCCGTTGGCTGATCTGTTTCCGGGCGCTGCGGGTAGTGCCGGCGGGTCGTCGTCGTCTGGCCCGAAGTTGCCGGATGCACCGGTGTTGCCGTATGACACGACGTTGCCGCCGGGGATTCCTGGCATGCCGCAGGACGCTGCCGTGTTCTCCGCTGAATCGTCGTATCTGGATGCCCGCCACAAACTGGCGGAGAAGCGTGCCCGCGCAGCCCAGTTGGAGCAGTCCACCGAGGCGACCGAAGAGGACCGGCTCAAGGCCCGTAACGATGTGATCGAAGCGGAACGTGACCTTCAGGCCGCCGAGATGCGCATGTCGGATGCGCGGGCGAATCAGTACGAGAAGTTGACGAAGCAAACCGATCAGCATGCCAAGGATTTGGGGCAGATCGGCGCCAAGCTTGATCAGGATTTCGGTATCTCGAAGGGTTTGGCGGGGATCGCGGAGAACATCACGAAGTTCGTGGCGAACCTTGCCGCCGCACCGTTGTTGGGGCAGTTGCAGGCCATTTCGGCCTATAACCCGACCCAGGGCGGGCACGGGTTGATGGGTGTGCTCGGCGCGCAGGGTGTGTTCGGGCCGCAGTACCAGAACAACCAGTATGACCGGGGCTCCTACCCGTCCGCCGGTGCGACCGGTGTGTCCATGACGCCGATCGGTGCCTATCCCGGCGACGCGGCGCTACTCGCCAACGTTCCGGCGGGCCGGTACACACAAGAACAACGCGGCGACCTGACGCAGGGTTTGGCTGATTGTTCTAGCGCTGTTGAGGATCTGGTCAACTTGATGGATGGCCGCCCGACGACCGGCGCGAGCATGTCGACCCACAATGCGGACGAGTGGTTGACTGCGCGTGGATTCGTCAAGGGCATGGGCGGGCCTGGCGATTTCCGGGTCGGTTTCAACGCCAGCCACATGCAGGCGACGCTGCCTGGCGGCACCCCGTTCAACTGGGGCAGTGACGCGGCAGCGGCGCGGCGCGGTATTGGCGGCACGGGCGCCGACGATCCGGCGTTCACGTCGCATTACTACCGGCCGGTGACGTCGGTTCCTGGCGGGTCGGCGGCGGCGGCGGGTGCTCCGGGGTTGTACAGCCCGCAGAACACCAACCCTGCGTTGAATAACCCGCCGGCTCCGGTGTCGTCGGGTGCGTGGGCGACGAATCCTGCCCCGCTGCCCACCACGGGCGGCGGTGGCGGCCCGATGGCCGCTGGCGCACCGCAAGGACTGTTCACTGGCGGGCCGACGAACACCACCAACATCGGGGCGAACGTCGCACCGTATGCCGGGTCCGGTTCCGGTGGTATCGGCATGGACGGTGGTGGTGCGCTTGGCATGGCGGTGCAGGCCGGTGGTATGGCGCTGGACGCGATGGCCCCGGGTGCGGGTCAGGCCGCGCAGACTGGGGTGAAGCTGATCAACCGTGCCATCGAGTACGGCGGTCAAGTCGCCGCGATCGGCGCCCAAGGGTTGATGGAAACGTTCTTGCCTACGGGTGGTTCGGATTTGGCGAACAACAACTGGATCACCCGCATTGCGGGTGGTTTGGCTGGTGCGGCTCCGGCGTTGCCGAACCTTGCCGGTCAGGCTTCCCAGCAGCGCAAGGACATCGACCCGCAAGCCGCTGCGCAAGGACAAGTCCAACCCAAGCAGGGCGGCGACACGAACATCACGGTCAACAATCAGCGTGCCACCGAAGACGGCACTGGCCGCGACATCGCGTATCACCTGCAAAACCAGTACGTCATGCCGGGAGGGTAAATGGCTAAGAAGCATTACCCCGCAACGGATGTAACCCCGCACGGCTGGTACGACCTTGCCAAGGGCGAGAAGCCGATGATGTGGCTCGACGCCTACGACAAGTCGATCACTTTCCACATGATGGGCGGGATGGCGGTCCCCGACCGGGTTACAGCCCCGGAGATGGTGCACCTCACATCACTCAAGGGGTTGATCCCGCCGTGGAAACACATCGACCAGAAGGGCGCCACCGAGGACGGAATCACCAATATTGATGCGCTCTACGACCCGATTGAGGTTGAGGTGGGGGTGGAATGCCGTGGCCGGTCGCCGAAGTGGACGCGCAGGGTCTACCGCGATCTGGTCGCGTCGATCGACGCGAAGCAGGAATCGACGTTGAACTTCCTCACCCACGACATGGGGCACTGGTGGGCGCCGGTCAGGTGGTTCCAGGGCGCGCCGCAAGCACCGCTGGAGATCGGCAAGCGGCAGCGTGAAAGTTTGCGCCTGCGGGCCGATTCGGGGTTCTGGCGTACCTACGACTACACGGCGAGTTTCCAGTTCGAGTATGAGTCGATGACCGACACGTTCAACTATGACACGTCGGGCACGCAGGACCTCGGCGCGGACTGGCCGCTGTACTACGAGGGTGACGGCGGCGGGTACGTCTACGCCAATGGTGACCAGGCGAGGTGGCGGGACGACCCGGACGATCCGCTGACAACGGATACCCGCGAGGTGGTGTGCGGCCCGTACAAAGACTTCGACACCGACACCGACAATCAGGTTGTGTCGATGGTGCTCGGAGGGTTCCAAGAGTGGAGCCTGCCTGATAGTGGGGCGAACGACCTGTGGGCTCGCATGGGCCGCGACAGCAACGGAGACTGGGACGGTAATGGCATCCGCATGCGGGTGCAGGGCAACTGGATCAAGCTGTCGAGGTTCAACAACTTCTCGCAGACGGTGATGTTTCAGCGGCCGCTTCTGGTGGCCCCGCTGATTGGGGAGAAGTTCACCCTGGTTGCCGGGTATGAGGGCGATCCGCGCATGTTCAAAGTGTTGCGCAATGGGTTGCCGATCTTGTCGCACAAGGAAACCGGCACTGGTAGCGAGCTTGGCCCGGATTATCGGGGTATTGGGTTTGGTATGCAGGCCGGTGGCGCGTTGATCACGCAGGCGACACCAGCTCCGGTGCGGAAAGTGTCGGCGGGCGACAATGCGAATGTCACGCAGTCGGGGTTTGTGTCGATGGTCAATGTTGGTGACCAGCCGATGTATTGGGATGCGACCTTGTTTGGCCCGGGCACGTTCCGGTTGTATGACGGTCCCGGCGCGGATGAGTATGTGGAGTTTGGTCCGCTGCTGCCCAATCAGATTGTGTTCCTACGTACCGACCCGCGCTCACAGACGACGTTGGTGCAGGATTTGACGTCGGTGCCGCCGTCGCCGCAGGAGTTGAACATTTTCCAGCAGGCGGTGAAGTCGTTGTTGTCGTTCTTCTCGGAGCGGAACGCGTTCACCGACCAGATTGGGTCGATGTTTGGGATTGTTCCCCCGCAGGGCAATTTCTATAAGTACCTGTCGGGCCGGTTCAGTGAGAACGCGGCGATCCCCGCGAAGTCACCTGGCGAACCGGCGCAGCAGTTCTTTGTGAAGACAGAAATTGTTGGTGGCAACGCTGACTCGAAGGTGATTCTTTCGGGGACTCCGTTGCGCCGCTACCCGATGTAGCCACTGGAGTGGCAAGCCCCGGCCAATACCTCGGTGAGGGGTGAATTTGTGGGCGCCTGTGAACCAGGAAAGGAGGGGGATGACAGTTGTCGAAGTTTGAACGCGAAACAGCCGCATGGCAATCCGCCCTCCAGTCCGGCGACCCCAACAGGATCGCACGAACCGCGCGGGCGTTGACAGAACGCAAATCGAAGGTAGACACGTCGTTCCGGTTCACGGTGTGCGACAAGTTTTGGCAGCCGATGGGCGCTGTCGGTGGCGACCTGATCGAGGCGTCGGGTGCTGACCCGCGCAACGATGTTGAAACCGGCCGGATCGTCCTCAAAGGGAACAGCCCTCTCATCCCTTTGTTCATGGACTGCAAAAAGACGATGGTCGGTGTCATCGTCGAGACAGCCGGTTTGCGGTATGCGTTCTACACGAAGAACCACACCTACGAGTACCGCGACAGCGCATGGACCGGCACCGCTGAACTGCGCGGTATCCGCGACATCCTCAATTACTACGTGATTTGGCCGTCGTGGTGGCTGCCGATTCAGGCACAGCCGTTCTCGCACGCGATCTTCGTGTGGGCGCTGCAAACCGTCGTGGAGAACATGGTCGCAGAATGCGCTCTGCGGTTGCAGTCCGGGTGGCTGGAGTTCATCAACAACGGCCTTTCGTTAAACCCGGATATCCGGGCATGGTTCGGCACCGTTCTGCAAGCCCTGTCGCGGGACGGGCTGTCGGTCCAGGCGTTCACCCGCATGCTGCGAACCCCGGTGTATGTGTCACGCACCAATCCACTGCTGGACACGTCGCCGATGGTGGCTCGCACAGTGCGGATGGAAACCGTTCAGGCCGTCATCAAGGACGTTACCCAGTCGTACGGTGTGGATACCCGCATGGATTTGTGGCTTCCAGGTGATCCGCAGCCTGACAGGTGGGCGAACCTGGATCAGCCTACCTACGTGTTTTCCACAGTGGACCGGTCGCAGATCACTGGTCCGACGAAAACCGTGCTCGATTCGGTGCTGCGCACCACGATTGACCTTGGCGGGTCGCTGGGGGACATCTTCAAACCTGTCATCAAGCAGGTTCCCGGCATGGACGGCGTGTTTTATGCGCCCGCGTTGGGTGTGGATTTCGAGCAGCCATACGCCTATTTCGTGGCCCCCGAGCCGGGTGAGGACACCGGCATCGATGCGTGCACGATCACTGACCACACACCTGAGGGTTGGCAGCACATTATTGGTGGCCGTAGCCCAAAGTGGTTGAACGACTTGATGAATGCCACCTTCGCATGGCTAATCGACTCGCTGATGATCGTTGTTGGATTCACCGGCATACCGTCCGATCTGCTGTCGGGGTTCCTGAACAACAGCTTCCTGGCGTTCCAGTTGATTCAGCATTACGACCGCCGTGACGAAGTTGGCCCGTACCATCCGGCGATCGAGCGGTTCTACCCGACAGCATCAGCGCCGTACAACATCGAAACGGTGTTCGCATTCATCAACGCCTTGTTTGATTCGCAGGGCAAGACGACGGCGACGGTGCAGTTCCGCAACGGTGCCCAGTATGCGTTGGGTCGGGACGTTTTTCGCGGCGGCCTGATGTCGCTGGTGTTCATGTCACGTACCCGAATGGTGACTGACTACATCGAAAACGTCATGTGGCGGGTTTCCCAGGATGAGCGGAAGGTGATCGCGCAGTTGGGGGATGGACGCAAGTCGGAGGCCCCGTTGGCGAAGCATCAGCGGTTCATCACGGGGATTTTTGAAACGTTGTCGGTCCTCACGCTGTCACCTCAGGGATAAGCAGCGGTCGTCCTTTCTTTCTGTAACTCGCCCAATGTGAATGGAGCGTGCCTTATGTCGTGGCCTTTGAATCCTGCTGGGACTCACTATTTGTTTGAGGGGATCGTGGAGATTCCTGTCGATCCTACGGCGGGTGCGGCGATCCTCCAGTTGCGTCCGCAGGGCGGTATCGGTGTTGGTGTGCCCGCGATTGAGAAGGGTGATCCGGGTGTGCCGGCCACGTTCGATACGACGGTGAATCTGACGGAGCTGGACCCGGACGATCCAACCCCGGCGGAGGCGTCGTTCACTGAGATCACGCCACCTGGAACATCCACGCCGGGTGTGTACCGGTTGAACCTGGCGCTGCACGCCGGCTCGAAGGGCGCGGATGGTGAGGCGGTGTGGGACCCGACGGATGTTGATCCGTCGCCGGTTGCGGGTCAGGTGCCGGTGGTGAATTCGACTGCTGATGGGTTTGTGTTGGCGGCGCAGCGTGTGGGGGACCGGTATGTTCCGGCGTCGATCAACAACACTGCATCGGGTAACGCGAACTCGACTTTGGCTCAGGTGTCGATCCCGGCGCAGCCTTTTGATTGGCGGCCGCGTGTGCAGGGGTACACGGTGGTCACCGGTGAGGGTGCGGATGTTCGGGTTGATTTGGTGGCCCGGTTGAACGGTGAGACCGGCGGCAACGTGATCGGCCGGTGCCCCGGTGTGGCGCAATCGGAGCGGCTGACGCTTGTTTCGGGACCTGCGGCGGGCTCATCGGATGGGTTTGACCGTGTGGCGGCCGGTACACCGGCGACGATCTATTTCCGGTGTGAACGTCAGGCGGGGTCGGTGACGTACACGACTTCTGCCTCTACGTCGATGTTTTCGGTTGAGGTTTGGCCGCTGTCATGACGTCATCGTTTGATCCGTTGCCGGAGTGGGCTCATGCGGTGCCGTCTGAGCCGGGTATTCACCCGGAACAGTCGGCGTTGCAGTGGCAGCGTCCGTTCACCGTTCAGCAGCTGCTTGAGATTGGTGAGCAGTTCATCGAGCAGTTTTTGTCGTGGGTGGTGCGCGCGGTTGTCGGCGTATTCGTTCCGGGTGAGGGTTCGTTCGATCAGTTGCGTGATTGGGCGACAAACCTGCCCGACCAGATCGTCTCGTTCATCAACAACGTCGCCGGCATCAACCTCGCGTCGTGGGACGATTTCGTGGCCAGCCTCAACGACGGCAAGGGCATCGACCTGCCGTTCGTCGTGGCGTTCATCGCCGGGGCGCAACAGTTCTTCGACGGCATCGACTTCACCGACCCTAATTTCGACCCCTCGGACGCTGCGCAGCATTTCGTGCATACGGTGGTGCAGCCGTTCCTCAACATCGTGTCGCGCATCGTGCCGGCGCTGCTCGGGCCGCTGCCAATCGGGTTGCTGACCGACGAAAAACTCACGCTGCTATACGAGGGTGGGTTCGATGATCCGGTCACCATCGTTGAGGGCGATGGTGTCACTCATGACGCGACCGACGGTGCGCCCGGGTCGACACCGCTGGGCTGCGCGAAGGTGACCTGTGACGGCACGTTCAAGATTCGTCGTACCGAGCCGCAACCGGTGGCCAAGGATTGGGTGCTCAAGGCTGGCGCGGACGTGAAGTACGAGTCGGTTGTCGCCGCGGCTGAGTCGAACGCTGTGCGTGTCGAGATCGTGCCGTATATGGGCGAGGGTAACCCGCAGGCTGCGGTGTGGATGGCTTCGGATGAGTCGCCGGCCGGGACTGAGCCGTGGGGTCCGTTGAACGCGTTGGGTTCTTACACGGTGCCTGAGGGTGTCACCCATGTGTCGGTGCAGTGGGTGGTCGGTTCGGAGGCCACTGGTGGTGTGGTCAAGTTCGACAACGTGTATCTGCAGGCGACGCAGAAGATCCCGCAGGGGTTCACCAAGGATCTGCCCGAGGATCTGGCGTCGCTGCTGAATTTCGTTCGCACATGGGTGGAATCAGCACTGTCGGCGTTGGGCATCACGCCCTCGGGCAACTTGCTCGACGACATTTTCGACCTGTCCGACGAGATCGAGTGGATCCGCGACCGCGCGCAGGAGGGCGTGCAGGACGCGGCTGAAGCGTTGTCGAACCTCGCGACGTTGGCGAACAACCTGCTGCACAACCCCGGCGCGGTGCTGGGGCAGATCGGTCAGGACTTGGTGGAGCACCTCGAGGACGACCTGGCCGACGCCGGTGACGCCATCGCGGATGTGTTCGATGACATCCGTGATACGTGGAACCGGATTGTGGGCGGGTATCGACGTACTGCGGTGACGGGCCAGACTAGCCAGGACGTCGAGGAGATCATGGTTTCGGTGGGCCAGGAGATCTTGGTTGCCCAAGAGTCGACGATCACCTTGGCCAATCAGGCGAACGCGCCGAAGAATGTGGCGTACTGGGAGACTCCGAATCCGTTTGAGGACGTGTCGTTCCCGCGCGCGCTGCTGGTGCCGGAACTGTCGTACAACGTCAGCGGCACCACGGCGCGCGCCAACCTCGGCACGCTGCCCGCGAACTGGACCGCCAGCGTCGCCGACGACGTTGAGGTGCACACGCACAACATCACCAGCCTGACGCTGACGCCGGTGACCTCCCGTCCGCGCTACACCATCGCCGCCGGGACGCTGGCACTGTCGGCGGTGCGCATTAAGCAGGACCGGCTGATCAACATCGCCCGATTCATCGCCGGTGGCGACACACCGCCGCCGACGGCCCTGTACGTCGGCCTGTACGCCATCGACCCCGAGACCGGGAACATGGCGCTGGTCCACAACTTCGGCGACATGAAGGGCGACATCGCCACCGGGTCGGGCCTGTATGAGACGCCGTGCGAGCTGCCCGCCGACGTGCTGGTGGACGCCGGGACGTTGTTCGCGGTCGGCATTCTGCCGGTCGGCGGCTCGTTCTCCGTGGCCGCAATCCGACGCCAGCCGATCACCACGTCGGCGCTGATCTATCCGCAGGCCGCGACGGAGCTGCTGACCGGGCAGTCGACGTTGCCGTCGACGATCACGGAATCGGCGTTGACGCACACGGCGACACACCGGATCTGGGTGAGCGTTGGGCAGGCGGTGGAGTCCACACCGGAGGATGTCAGTCCGGTGACGCTGAGCATGAACTTCGACGTGTCGAACACGAACAGCTGGTCGTCGCCGTCGTTCCAGCAGATCGGCACGAGCGGCAGCCGGTTCGGTATCGACAGCGGCGCGATCTACTGCGCGTCGGACCTGTTGGCGCTCGGCGAAGAGGTGCACTGGCGGTCGGCGCTGTGCCTGACGCCGGTGCACACCAACGATCACTCGGCGACGATCACGCTGGACACGCAGTTCAACGCGAACACCTACGGGTACACGACGACGCGCGCCTACGTGCGGTGCAACAACACGGGCACGTCGGGTGTGGCGATGCACCTCGACTCGAACTCGGCGGGCAACCTGCGTATCAGGATCGCCAACATCACGAATATGACCTCGTTGGGTACCGTGCGGGCGACGGCGACGACGACGTTCGCGCCGGGTGATGACCTGGAGATCCGGGCGGTCGGATCGCTGTACAAGGTGTACAAGAACGGTGTCGCGGTGCCCGGTGCGGAGTGGGATGACACCGACGAAATCGTGCCGATCGGCAAGGCGTGGCGTCGCCATGGCTTCGGCCTGGGCAACCGCAACGTCTCCGGGTTCACGACGTACCGCACGGCCTACATCGACAGGTACGTCGCAGCTGATCTGGTGGCGTGATGCCCTGGTCACCGTCACCGACCGTCCCGCAGCGGACACACCGAACAGCGTGGTTCGATGAGCTTCCCGCTCCCGCGCCGGTGCAGCATCAGACCGCGTGGTGGGCGGTCTACGGGCTAGATGCCCCGGTGGAGATCGCGTGTGTCACCGCCGCCGAGCTGCAGGCGCTCAAAGCCCTCGGGCTGCACGTGCAGATCGTGGCCGAAGCGTCGGTGTCGCTGCAGAAGATCGCCGCGATGGGCTACCCGGTCAACCTCGGTGTGGACGCTGGCGTGACACTGCAGAAGGACGCGCCGATCAGCACACCGCTGACACTGGACCTTGATACCGCCGTGTCACTGGCCCAGGTGGCCGATGTGAACCTTACGGATACGGGGTCGGTGTTCGCCGGGTCGGCGGGGCTGCAGAAAGTGCTCGGTGTCGACCTGTCGGGCGTCACCATCGGCGCGGGTACCGCCGCGACACTGGGGCGCACCGCCCCGATCAACCTGTCGGTGGTGGCCGACCTCGATACGGCAGTGGCGCTGACCAAGATCAATGTGCTGCCTTTGGCGTCGGCGGTGGCGTCGGTGTCCACGGCCGCGACGCTCGGATTCCCGCCCAACTCCCCGGCCAGCGCCTCGTTCACCTCCTCTGGACCATTCACCTACACGTTCCCGCGCTGGTGCGACTACATCGACGCGATCGCGCTTGGCGGCGGGGCATCGGGACAGACGGGCGATGGGGCACTGAACAGACAAGGCAAAGGCGGGAAAGCTGGGCAGTGGGCGACATGGACCCTACAGCGGGGCAACCACATCGCCTGGTCTGCGACGCAACTGACCGGCTCGGTGGGGCCGGGTGGTGCTCAGGCCCCCAACTCCGACTTCGGCGGCCCCAACAACGGCACCGCGTCCACGGTGACCGCCCCGGGGTACGGGACGCTCACCGCCAACGGCGGCAACGGAACCGTCGATTCCGGTCGCACAGGCGAGGGGGCCGGTTCCCAAACGCTCAACGGCACCACCTACACAGGCGGCGCGGCAGCGACCGGCAACGGCTCAGCTGGCAACCCACCAGGCGGTGGTGGTGCGGGCGGCGACGGTGGCATCTTCGGATCGCGCACACGCGGCGGCGCCGGTGCCGTTGGGGGCGTGTGGTTTAGGGCGTACCAATGACAACGACCATGACACTAACCCTGGACCAACCGATGTTCGTGCCCCGTGGAACCCAGGTGATCACCACAGATCCGCTCGTGGTCGAACTCGCAGACTACGAATACACCCCGTTCTCGGACCCGCTGGCACCCGCATTCGACTTCTTGGCCGACCGACTCCACCCGGACGGATCGATAGACCGCGACGTGCCCTGCACCAGTCTCCCCGGACGCTCCACAATCGAAAGGATCACCTGATGGCCGGAATTTCTGCCACGCTCGCCAACGAGCTACTCGATCACGCGTTCCGCAACAGCGTGTGGACACCGCCGACAACGGTATACGCCCAACTGCACACCGGCGACCCCGGCGCGAACGGAACCGCCGCGCCCTCGGCACAAACCACCCGCGTGGCCTGCACATGGAACGCCGCCACCGGCGGGGCGATCACCCTGGCCAACACCCCAGAGTTCACGCTCAACGCCACCGAAACCATCAGCCACGTGTCGTTCTGGACCGCCACCACCGGCGGCACCTTTCTCGCCTCGGCGGCAGCCTCGGTCGCCAAAGGCGGTGTGTCCGGCGACATCATCCGAATCCAGACCGCACCCATCTCGTTCACCGGGCTCGCGGCCTGATGTCCGACCACCCCGACAACTACACCATCCTCGGTATCGAAAAACCGTTCCCGTGGGTCGGGCTCGGCGTCGGCCTGCTCGGCGGCGTGGTGCTCAGCGCTTTGCTGTCCTACGGATTCGCCACCGGCACAATCGCGCTCGTCGAAAAGATCATCGACGACCTACCCGAGTTCTAGCCACCGACCACACAAGCCCCGCCACCACCAGGTGCGCGGGGCTTTCCCTGTAGAAAGGCCCCGTCATGCTCGACAAACTCGGCGTTATCCTGCTCAAACTGTTGGGCCCGCTCGCCGACCGCATCGCAGACCGGATCGCCGACCGCATCGAGGCGAAGCTGCCCGACCTGTCCGACCTCGACGACCAGATCATCGCGAAACTGCCAGACTTGGCCAACCTGCCCGAGCAGGTCATCAGCCTTGTCACCGACGCGCTCGGGGCCATTCCCGTCCTCGGCGGGATACTCGGCGGGGGCAAGCGGTGACCACGAAAGACCAAGTCGCCCAACTCACCATCACCGAGGCCAGGGCGCGCGGCTACACCCGCGACGAGACCCTGGCGATCATGTCGACGTTCTATCAGGAGTCGGGATGGTCCGAGACCATCTGGGATCCGACGCACACCACGTACGGCATCGCCCAGCAGGACGGCTCATACCCGAACCGCTTCGACGGGGCGGCCGCGCAGATCAAGGGCTTCTTCGACAAGCTCGACGTGTGGCGCCGCAAAGATGGTGCCAGCACGGACATCTGGCTCGACATCGCGTGGATGCAGCAGGCCCCGAACTGGCCCAGCGCGGCCTACTGGTACGCCAACGGCCGCCGCGCCTACCTCACCGAGATCCAGTCGCGGATCGCGACCGTGACCCCCTACCTCGACAAGTACTGGCCCGTGAACGGAGGAACAGCACCGGTGCCCGAGAACCGCCCCGACTTCAACGAATTCGCGATCTGGTCGGCCAACGACAGTGTCCGCAGCGGCAAGCCGACCATGTTCCTGATCCACACCCAGGAAGGCGGCGGCGGCGACTCGGCCGCCGAGAACCTCGCCAAGTGGTTCCAGAACAGCAACGACGTCTCCTACCACTACACCATCTCACAGGCATCCGACGGCGGTGTGACCGTGGTCGATTGCGTCGACACCGACCGCGCCGCCTGGTCCGTCGGCAACGCCAACAGCATCAGCATCAACCTGTGCTTCGCCGGGTCGCGCGCATCATGGACGCGCGAGCAGTGGATGGCGCAGAAGAACGCGATCGACGTCGCCGCCTACCTCGCGGTGCAGGACGCCAAGAAGTACGGCTTCGCCCCGATGGTCGTGCCGCCCCCGTACACCAACGGGCGCCCCGGCATCTCCGACCACCGCTGGGTCACCGACGTGTTCAAGTGGGGCACCCACACCGACGTCGGTGCCGGGTTCCCGTGGGACTACTTCACCGAACGCGTCAACCACTGGGCCAACGGTGGCGACACCCCCGCACCGGAGCCGCCCAAGGCGAAACGGTTCCCCGAAGACTGGACCGACCGCGAACTCCTCATCGAGATCCTGCGGCAGCTCCGCGGCTACAACCTCGATGGCTGGCCCCAGCTCGGCGGTAAGTCCCTCGTCGACGCCGTCGCCGAACTGCGGAGCACGCCATGAGGATCGACGGCCAATACGTCGGCCTCGGGCTCGGCGACAGCTCCGACGAGATCCGCAGGATCAAGACGTTCATGCGGCGCAAGTTCGCCTCCTACGCTGGGCACCTCGCCGACACCCCGCTCTACGACGAGCAGATGACCGCCGCGGTCGCCGAAATGCAGTCCCGGTACCGTGCGGCTGGGCAGCTCCGCGACGGGCTCTATATCCCCGGCATCATCAACGCCGAGACCAAGTACGTCATGGGCTACCTTCCCCGGCCCGTCGTGGACACCCGGCCCGTGCTGATCACCGTGTGCGGCACCGGCGTTCCCTGGTGGATCGGTCCCGACGCCGACACCGCCCGCGCCGTCGAAGACAAATACCTGTGGCAACCCATCGGCTACCCAGCGGCGCCGTTTCCGATGGGCAAGTCCATCAGCGCCGCCATCGCCGAAGCGCACAACCAGGCCAACCGGCACCGCGAGCGCATCGAAACCCACGGTGCGGTCCTGGCGGGATACTCCCAAGGCGCGGTCGTCGCATCCGAGCTGTGGATGAACCACATCGCACCCGAAGGCGGCTCCCTGCATTGGATGAAACCGCACATCGAGAAAGCCGTGACGTGGGGCAACCCGAACCGCGAAGCCGGACACGTCTGGCCCGACTACGGGCCATCACCCATGGCGTCGCTCGCATCCCAAGGCGTCGCCACCAACGGCATGCGCGACACACCCCCATGGTGGCGCGACTACGCACACCAGGGCGACCTCTACGCGGCCGCCGACCCCGGCGACTCCCAAGAGATCAAGCAGGCCATCTGGCAGATCGTCCGCGACATCGACCTGTTCACCGGCCCCGACTCGCTGCTGGCTCAGATCGTTGAGCTGTCACGTGACCCGCTGCCGGAAACCATCGCGATCGCCAAAGCGATCCTCGATGCCGGAATGTTCTTCGCCAAACGCACCGGCCCGCACGTGAACTACAACACCCAACCGGCCATCGACTACCTGCGCACATAGGAGGCAACCATGCTGACACGTTCATTCTGGATCGACGCCGCCGAGCGGGCCATACGCACATTCGCCCAAACCGCGATCGCCACACTCGGCGCCGGGGCAGTCGACCTGATGACCACCGACTGGATATCGGTGCTGTCCGTGTCCGGCGGCGCGGCCGTCGTATCACTGCTGATGTCTATCGGCGCCGAACGCCGCGGCAACCCCGGAACGGCGTCGGCCACTAGAGCGGTCACCGCCGCATGATCTGGGAATCGGTGCGCGAAGCAATGGATGCCGCGTACCAGCCCGAAGATGGTATCGACCTGATAGGACTGCTCATCATCGGTTTACCTTCCACGATCGCAGCGATCGGAACGGGAATTGTCGGTGTCCTCACTGTTCGAGGGCAACGCAAGGGCCGGGAACGTGCCCGACAGATCGACGCGAAAACCGATGAGATTCACGAGCAGACCGTCAACACCCATGACACCAACATGCGCGACGACCTCGACGAGATACGCGATTTGGTGCGCGACGGCTTCAAACAGATTCAACGGGACATCGGAGGGTTGAGGGAGGAGCTGCGAACCGAACGCCTCGAACGCATCGAAGGCGACAAGCGACGCGACCGGTGAAACACCGGGAAAGGGAACACCGAATGTCACTCTTGGCCGATCTTGCAGGTTTGGAGCCCCGAACCTGCCCAGCATGTGATTGGGTTGGTGCCCGGTCGAAGCAGGAACGTGCAGAGATCAAATCCTCGTTGGAGTCCGCGAAACGCGGCGACGTCAGGTTCACCGACGTGCTGCGAGTACTCATCAAACACGGCATGCCCGACATGAATCCGCAATCGTGGCGGCACCACGCGAGGAACCATCATGTCGCTGACTAGCGACCTGCGTCAGGTGCGCATCGCCGAAGGTGTGCGCAACAAAATCCTGATCCTCGACGTTGAACGGCTCCCCGGAATCACCGAACAATACTGGTGGGGCAGGGGAGACCTGAAGAACCGGTACGTGCAGTACGAGACGGTGACCCGCATGCCGCGCACCACGATTGTGTGCGCCAAGTGGTATGACCAGCCCGAGGTTATCCAGCTCGCCGAATGGGACAAAGGTGGACGCAAACGGTTCCTGCGGCGCGTCCACAACCTGCTATCCCAAGCGGATATCGTTGTCGGGCACTACATCGACGAAGCTGACGTGCCGTGGCTGAAGGGTGATCTGCATTTGGAGGCCGGGTTACCTCCGCTGCCTCCGTTCAAAACCGTTGACACGTTGAAGGTGCTGCGCCGCGAGTTCAAATCCGGTGCCCCATTCAAAGGTTTGGACGCGTTCTGTCAGATCGTTGGCCTGCCCGCCAAAACTGACCGCTACGACCGGGGCGCGATGGAACGTGCCGTGACAGGGAAGAGCGTTGAGGATCGGGAACGCTTGGTGTCGTACTGCGCTGGCGATGTGGTAGCCACGCAGGGGTTGTACGACTTCCTGCGTCCGCACATCAAAAACCATCCCGCACTGTTCGTTGACGGCGAGGACAAGCTGATGGTGTGTAACCGGTGCGGTGGTGAAACTGTGGTGATCCCGCGGCGGTACGTGGCGAATGTGTTGACGTACACGATGCGCCGCTGCACCAACTGCGGGGCGCATTCACGACTGTCCATCGAGCCGGAACGCATGAGCGCTGTGAGAGGGGTGTGACGTGAACGTTCGAGTGTGCACGTTTCTGGACCACAGTGTGACGGTGGGATTCCTGTGGGACGTGATCAAGGCGTGGGTTCGTCGTGATGTCTGCTGACCCTGTTCGCGGCGCGATCCAAGCCAGCCTGGACGCGATGGGAGACGGTTGGCAGGTGGCCCACTATGTGGTGGTCGTCGGGTTGGAACGCATCGACGGCGACCGCATGGACCTGGGTGCTACGACTGTGATCACACCTATAGGTCAGGCGGGGTATGTCACCGATGGTTTGGTGAACCGTTATTGGGATGAGTCGTCTGGTGAGTGATCCGCAGTTGGAGTTGTGGCGGTCGGTGTGGCTGGCGGTCGTGGCGGGGATGATCGTCGCGCTGCTGGTTTACGTCCTGGCTTAATCTTCGGATTGTGAAGGCAGCCGCCCCCTTGCACACTCTCCGGTGCAAGGGGGCGGCTTTCTTCATGTCTAGTTTGGGTACACCCGTCGAACGGAATCGAACCGGCGGATCGCATGTATCCGCGCACCCAACCACGTGCGGTATGGGCCGATATACCGAGTCGTTCCGTACACGGTGCGGCGCAGGTACCAACCGGGTTTCAAAGCGTCAGCCATTGGCTTCTTCCCATCGTTTCTTCAGCTCGTCCATGAACTCGTCAACCACGTCCATCAGGACGAACGCCACCATGAGGAACGGCGCTATCCACGTGGCGATCGATGCGTAATACAACACGCGCCCCACTGTGTGCATGGGTTCTTCGTCGCTGCCGAGCATCTCGTCGAATCGTGATTCGTACCAAGCGAGGACACTCATCGGCTTGCTTCTTCATCCATGTTTGGGCATGTGTGGTGCACTGGGGGAAGGGTGTCGATCACTGTCTCCCCGTCTTTGAACGGTTGACCGCACCGGCCGCAACGATCATCGGTGTTCATCAGTTGCACATCTCGCATCCGTGGCCGGTCGGGTAGGTGGTTGATTCGCCTATGTGGCTCAGGTTCCGACTGCCAGTGGGCTGCGTCAACGCGACCTCGATGGAGCCGCAAGCGGTGCACATGCCTTGACTACTCCCCGCCCTGAAGGACGGGGATTCTCGCAGTCGCCTGCGAGGGTTCCTGTTTCACAGGCGACTGCCGATGGGATGCCCCATGCGGTCTGACGTCGCCTCCGCAGGCGTTTTGCGTCTCCGCCAGCCCGGCGGCGACAAGGATGTTCTTCGCGGCGTTGATGTCCCGATCATGTCGGGTGCCGCAGTCGGGGCACGTCCAATGACGTGTTCCGAGGGAGAGCGTCGCGAGCAGGTGCCCGCACGCGCTACAGGTCTTCGAGCTGGGATACCAGCGGTTGATCACCGCGACACGACGGCCAGCCTTCTTCGCCTTGTATTCGAGCATGGAACGGAACTCACCCCAACCGCATTCGCTGATCGACTTGGCGAGCGATCGGTTACCGACCATGTTCTTCGGGGCGAGGTCTTCGACAGCGATGGTGTCGAACCTGCGTACGAGTTCGGTGCTGGTCTTGTGGAGGAAGTCGCGGCGAGCATCCCGGACGCGAGCGTGTTTGCGCGCAACCTTCACTCGCTGACGGGCACGGTTCTTCGATCCCTTCTTCATGCGGGACAGTCGGCGTTGCTGACGGCGCAAGCCCCGTTCGTGGCGGGCCATGTGGCGCGGGTTGGCGATCTTCTCCCCGGTCGACAAGGTAGCGAAGTCCTTGATGCCCAGGTCCACGCCCACCGATTCTCCGGTGGCGGGCAGGGGTTGGGGATCGGGCTGGTCGACAGCGAACGTGACGAACCAACGGCCATCGGGTTCACGGGAGACGATCACCATCGTCGGATCGAGCGCAGCCAGATCGACACCGGGCCATGTCCACACGATCCGCAGAGGCGTGGCGGTTTTCGCCAGCCACAGAGCGCCGTCTTTGATGCGGAATGCGGAGCGGGTGAAGTGCGCGGACTGCCTTCCGTGGCGGCTCTTGAAACGCGGGTACTTCGCGAGGCCCTTGAAGAACGCGGCGAACGCCGAATGCTGATGCCGCAGCGTCTGTTGCAACGGAACCGACGACACCTCAGACAGGAACGCCAGATCCTCGGTCTTCTTCCACTCCGAGAGAGCAGCGTCGGTCTCCTTGTAGGAGGTCGATTTTTGTTCGGTGGTGTAGCGCTGCTGCCGTTCGGCGAGCGTCTTGTTCCACACCAGACGTACGCAGCCGAACGTGCGCCGCAACAGGGCGGCTTGTTCGGCGTCCGGGTAGGCCCGGACCTTGTACGCGGTCCTCACAAGATCAAGTTTACTCAGGAGGTTGAAGTGTGTAAACGCAATACGCCTGTGGCGTACGCCATTCCTCCCCGCCGTGAACGACGGGGCATCCTGGCGGTTTCCCGGTGAGTGAGTCACCGATGGTGGAGTGATCCGGGTCGCGTTCAGCTTCGTAGCGGTCAGTAGCTGCAGTCATGTCATCCCTCTTTCAGCCATCGTTGGGAACCGTGATCGCTGTCACGCCGACGCTCCAGATGCTTCAACCGCTCAATCGAAGGCACAGCAAGCTCAGTCGGATCCGTTTCATCCCCCATTAACAGATCGTACGACCGGAGAGGGGCTCAGGGGAGCGTGTTGAGCGTGCTGTCACTGACAGCACGCTTCCAGGTCTGTGCAGGTCGCTACAGGTCCGAACAGGTCGCCACAGGAATAACATGCATGTTTTCCCGCAGCTAAACGCCTATTTCCCCAGTACACGAAGGGGTTCGAATCCCCTTAGCTCCACGTTTGACCAGGGAAAACAGAATCTGACAGCACCGATGACATCACAACGGATAGAATCCGGGTATGGCATCAGTGCGTGAACGGGTCCGCAAAGACGGAACCACCGCCTACCTGGTCTCCTACCGGTTCGGCGGCAGAGGAAGCGCACAAGGCGCACTCACCTTCGACAATCGCAAAGCAGCAGACGCCTTCGCCGCCGCCGTCGACGCCCACGGTGCTGCACGCGCCCTGGAGATGCACGGCATCAACCCCACACCGCGAGGAACCAAGTCCGAGCTGACCGTCGCCGAATGGATCCGGCACCACATCGACCACCTCACCGGCGTCGAGCAGTACACGATCGACAAATACGAGCAGTACCTCGCCAACGACATCAAACCGAACCTCGGCGACATCCCCTTGTCGAAGCTGTCGGAGGAGGACATCGCCCGCTGGGTGAAGGTCATGGAAACCACCGGCGGCCGCGACGGCAACGGGCACGCCCCGAAGACTCTTCGTAACAAGTACGGGTTCCTATCGGGGGCGTTGAACGCCGCCGTCCCCCGATACTTGTCCACCAACCCTGCGTCGGGCCGGCGTCTGCCCCGTGGGGACGCTGAGGACGACGACGAGATCCGCATGCTCACCCACGCCGAGTTCGACCGGCTCCGCGACGCGGTGACACCTCACTGGAAGATGATGGTTCAGTTCATGGTGTCGACCGGTTTGCGGTGGGGTGAGGTGTCGGCGCTGCAGCCTAAGCATGTGGATTTGGAGACGTCCACGATCAGGGTGCGGCAGGCGTGGAAGTACTCGTCTGCCGGGTATGTGTTGGGGCCGCCGAAGACGAAACGGTCCCGCCGCACGGTGGATGTGCCGGCCAGGCTGTTGGAGCGGCTGGACTTGTCGAACGAGTTTGTTTTCGTCAATACCGATGGTGGACCGGTCAGGTATCCGGGGTTTCTGCGTAGGGTGTGGAATCCGGCTGTGGAGAAGGCTGGTCTGGTTCCGCGGCCTACTCCGCACGATTTGCGGCACACGTATGCGTCGTGGCAGCTAACGGGCGGGACACCGGTGACGATTGTGTCTCGCCAGCTGGGTCATGAGTCGATTCAGATCACGGTGGACACGTACACGGATGTGGATCGGACGAGTTCGCGGGTGGCGGCGGAGTTTATGGACGGATTGTTGGGGGACTTTTAAGACCCAGATGCGCCCTACCAGGGGTCTAGATCCTGGTAGGGCGCCTTTTTGTGTTTGCGGAACTTATCGGGAGTTCCGCAACTATCAACTCTGAGTTGATAGTTCGAGGATAGGTTGGACCATGTTTGTGGTGTTGAAATATGGTCCATATTTCTGGTACCATTTTGGTATGTCGAGCTACCGGGTTGAGATCGAGACCAGCGCCGCGAAGCAGATCCAACGGTTGCAGCGCTCCGAGCAGAAGCGCGTCATGGTCGCGATCACCGCGCTTGCTGACGATCCCCGCCCGCACGGATGCACGAAGCTGTCCGGCACCACCGACGCGTACCGCATTCGCGTCGGCAACTTCCGCGTCGTCTACGTGATCGACGACGGACTTCACATCGTCAACGTCACCCGCGTTGGCCACCGCAGAGAGGTCTACAAGCGATGAGCGTTCTCGTCCCAATCAGCAAGGCCAAGGCCAAGTTGTCCGAACTCGTGCGCCAGAGCGAAGACACTGACGTTGTCCTGATGAACCACTCCACACCGGCCGCCGTGCTGATCTCGGTGGAGCGGTACGAATCCCTGCAAGAGGAACTCGAAGATCTGCGGGACCGGCTGAGTGTGCATGAGCGCAGCGGGGTCACCGTCTCGGTGGACAAGCTGATGGCCGAACTCGGGCTCAGCACCGACTAAAACACCGACCTCACTCGGTCATAGTCCAGGCTCCGCAGCCGCTCGTGCGGAACACGATGCGATGATCCCCGTTGATTGTGCCGGTCCACGACGCGACACCATCGGGTTGGATGTTCGCGCGGACAGTGCCGGATGGTGCTTCACCTTCGCGGAGTGTTTCGCCGCCGCGATACTCGGAGACGCTGACGATGGCCCAGGTGCAGCCGGGGGAGTCGGGTGGGATGGTGGCGGTGTAGGTGCCCCAGTCGTATCCGTCTGCGCCGCCCATGTTGTGGTAGCCGTCGCCGGGGATGGTCCGATACGGGTTCACGCGCGCTGTGGTGGTGGTTGGCGTTGTGGCGGCTTGCGTTGTGGTGTCGTCGTCCTTGTCGCCACGGGCGGAGACGATGGCGACAAGGACGACGACGCCGAGCGCGGCGGCCATCACTTTTCCCAGTGAGACTGCGTGGTGACTATTTGTCATTGCTATTGGCCAGTCTGTCCTCATTCAGGCGGATAGGTCAGGGCGACCATATCCATTCATCGTCTAATGCGCTCTCCATTTCGGCTACCTCGATGGGGTCGAGGGTTTGTAGGCGTGTGCGCAGCGTCGGTGTATCGACCCACAGCGCGTCTGCGAGTTCGGTGAGGTTTCGGGTCCAGCGCATACCGTCGATGAGGTCGGGCAGTTCGATGAGCCGGCGGGCGGCGAGATCGTCGACGATGCGTTCTTCCCGTGCGGCCAGCGCGGGGTCGTCGGGGAGCGGTCCGCGTTCGAGGTGGATGAGTTCGTGGGTGAGGGTGCAGCGGCGGTGCACTTGGCGTAGCCGTTTGCACAGCCAGATCTTTCGGAGAGTGAAGCTGGTCATGCCCCATATCCGGTCGGGCAGTTCGCGGTGGCAGGTGATGATGACGTCGGGGTAGTTGTCTGCGGCGTGCCGCCACGGGTGCCAACGGTTACTCATGGCACATGAAGCTAGACGGCGGCACCGACAAAAACCGGCCCTGACCAGGAATTACACTAGTGCAATTCCTGGTCCCGCCGTTTTACTGTGAGCCGTTCGATTCTGGCTAGGAGTTCGGCAGGCTCCGCAGGTATTTGGCCGCCATCTCCAGGCGTTTCCCGCGCCTCGATCGACCGGTGCTGGTCAGCTGGGCTTTTGTTCGTCCTCAACTTTGCGGGCGGCTTCCCCGAGCTTGCTCCAGTCGGGCGGGTCAGTATCGATGGTGGAGCCGCCCGTCACCTCCTGGTCTTGCGGCGCTTCATCCGGTGCATCCGGTTGCGCGGACGAATCAGCAGGCTGGATTGATTGATCGGCATGAGCTGAATCCCTTGCGTCGAGGAGCGCCCGAACCATAGCTCGGATGACGTTGCGCTCGTTGTGATTGAGCCGGCCCGCGTCATCGGGCAGGGTGAACGGCTCCAATGCCGCATCGCGGACATCCCCGCGCAGCTCGCGCACCTTGGATGCAGGCACCCTGAAGGCGTCTGCGACCTGCTGGATCGCTTCCGTGCTGGTTCCGCCGCCGCGTAGGAGTCGGCGTAGGCGGGTGTGATCCATGCCAATGCGGTTCGCGAGCGGCCGGTACCCGAACTCAACGCCAATTGCGTCGAACAGTGGTCTCCACTGCTCGGGTGGGAGGTTGGAATCGCTCACGGGTACACCATGCCTCTCGGTCGCGCTGTTCGAATAGTCGCCAGATAGCCCCAATTTCTAGGAACTACACGGTGGTAATTGCTGGTCACCGACGCTGCCAGCACATTCTTTCAGGTCTGGACTTGACGTTGGCGACTAGTCGTGTAGTGTGGTGTGTGCACCGCACAACGAGAGGAGGTGGAAGTGGGATTCACGACACGCGACATGTACGCCGAGTGCGACTTGGCGCTGTTTGTTCGCGCGCTCCGTCGCTCTGGCCTCACCTATGAGGCGCTGGCTGATGAGTCCGCGCGTGAGTTGCGGAAGATTGCGCGCGCCGAAAAACGCAAGCGCCGCGGTGATGGCATACCGACGACCATCTCAAAGCAGCTGATCGGACAGTTGGCCACTGGCAGGGCAAAGTCCACTCACGAACTGCGCGGTATCGCCATTGAGCGAGCGCTCGGCGTCGGGGATGGAGATATTTTTGTGCCCAGGGTGGTGCGTGGGGTACGCACCGAACAACGCACCGCATAGAAAAAACCCTCACCCGGCCAGGGGTGAGGGCATCGACAACGAAGGAGAAGTTCGTGTCAGAACCAAAGTCTACCGACTTGGTGCCGTTCGACTACGGCGACCAGCCGGTCCGGGTCGTGATGATCGACGGCGAGCCGTGGTTCGTCCTCGCCGACCTCTGCAAGGTGCTCGACATCCGCAACGTCAAGGACGTTCGGGATCGCTTAGCGGATGGGGTAGATCAGACCTACCCCATCGCTGACAGCCTCGGTCGTACGCAGCAGGCGACCATCGTGTCCGAGTCGGGCATGTACGAGGTCGTCATCCGCTCCGACAAGCCAGAGGCTGTCAAGTTTCGCCGCTGGATCACCGGCGAGGTGCTGCCTGCAATCCGCAAGACCGGCAGCTACTCCCTCGACGCTCAGGTGCCCAAGACGCTCCCCGAAGCGCTCCGCGCCTACGCGCGTGAAGTCGAAGCCCGCGAGGCCGCTGAAGCCTATGCGCGCGAGCTGGAACCGAAAGCTGAGTACGTCGATGACTTCGTGTCCCCCGACGACTGCCTGACATTCCGCACACTCGCAAACCAGATCAACATGAAGGAAACCGAGCTGCGGGAACTGCTGGTCGAGAAGAAGCGCATCTACCGCAAGTTCATCGGCCGCCGATTCTCACGGAAGGCCGGGAAGCTGGTGGATGAGTACGAGTGGCGGGCCTATGCCGACTGGAAACACCACTTCCGTCTAATCCCGCAGCACAACGCTCCCCGTCATCACAACAATCAGGTCAGGCAGACCTTGTATGTGACACCTCCTGGGGCGCATGCCATTCGGAAGATCGCCGGGGTGCTGGTGTAGCCATGACGACTTTCAGTAAGGACACCGCAAGGCAGGCGAATGTGCTGGACGGCACCGTGTACTGCTACGAGCCAGTGCCCGGTGAAGGCGTGTACGCCACGGTGGCAGGGCGTGACGGCCAGGTGTACATCGTCGCACTCGATATGACGGACCTCTCGCATCTGCATCGCGCGGCTGAAGCTGCGCACGCGGATGAGAACCGCAGCGTCGCAAGCGAAGACCTCACAACGATCACGCAGGCGGGGATGCCGTTTCTGATGGATCGCGCGGGAGGTGGCGGCGTGACTTCCCCATTTTGTCGCTTCTCGTTCTATTCCGATCCTCGGCGTCTGATCAAGAATCCTTGCGGCGGTGTGACTGTCGGGTTGGGTGTGGGCGACGACGGGACTGAGTTGCTTTACCTGAATGTTGGTGACGGTTACCGCAACGACGGGGACATTCTTTTGGATGCCGACGAGCTGACCGGCTTGATTGATCAGTTGACGATCCTCCGAAATGCGATGCGGGAGAGGGGGTGACGTTTTTCTCTGGCAGGCGTGGCTCGGCGAGGCACGGCAAAGGCGTAGGCATGGCAAGGCGAGGCATGGCAAGGCTCGGCACGACATGGCAGGCATGGCTCGGCATGGCGCGGCTTGGCAGGGCATGGCTGGGCGCGGCTAGGCATGGCAGGCACGACATGGCAGGCGCGGCTAGGCGAGGCTAGGCCCGGCGAGGCGGGGCAGGGCCAGGCGCGGCGTGGCAGGAATGGCGGGGCTTGGCTGGGCAACCAGCCAACCCAAAAGGGGTGACCGAATCAAGCGGCGACACCAGGTGCAACGCCGGAACACCCCACGACCCCAACCCAATTGGGGCACAACACAAACCGCCCAACACACAGGGCACCCACGAAAGGAACCAAAAAATGGCCGACAACGAAAAACTCATCACACTCACCCGAATCGAACGCCAAGCCATCACCGTCACCATCACCGGAGTCAGCCCACTCATCCCACACCGCTGGTCCGAAAAAGCAAAAGGCATGATGCGCGACAAACAAACCGGCTCCAAAGCCCGCGCCAAAAAAGAAGCCAAAGACCCCGCCGCCGAAGCCGAAGCCAGCCTCTACCGGCTCCCCGACGGCCGACCCGGAATGCCCGCAACCGCATTCAAAGCCGCCACCGTCGGAGCCGCACGACTCTACGACGGAATCACAATGACCGCACTCAAAACCGCCCTCTTCATCGAAGGCGAAGGAGACGAACAACTCGTCCCCATCGAAGGCGACATGAAACTCCGAGAAGACACACCCCGCAACGCAACCGGAGTAGCCGACCTCCGCTACCGCTACCAGTTCTACCCCTGGACCGCGACCCTCACCGTCGTCTACGTGCCCTCAATGATCGACGCCACATCCGTCATCAACCTCATCGACGCAGGCGGAAACGGCGGCGTCGGCGACTGGCGACCCTCCGCACCCAAATCCCACACCGGAACCTACGGACGCTACGAAGTCCAAATCTGAAGGGAAACAGGACTATGAGCGACACCAAAATCAGCCAGGAAGACATCGAAAAAGCCGTCCTGCAGATCGTCGAACGCGACGGCGTATGCGCACCCGAAACACTCGTCGAAGAAGCAGCAGACCCCAACCACCCACTGCACAACGCCTTCGAGTGGAACGACGACGCAGCCGCCCGCGAACACCGCAAATACCAAGCCCGGAAACTCATCGCCCGAGTGCGCATCGAGGTCCGCGGCACATCCACCCCCAGGTTCGTCAGCGTATCCATCAAAGGCAAAAACAACACCAGACACGAAGGCTACGCACCCGTCGAGCAAGCACTCAGCGACCAAGACCTGGCCGCGCAGGTGTACTCGGCGGCACGGGCTGGACTCGACGGCTGGCGGCGCAGACTCGCCGCATTCGACGAGGCCACCGCCGCTGTCGAGTCGATCACCGCCGCGATGGACGCACTCCCCGACAACCAACTGAAACCACCAGTGGCGGCCGAAAAAATGCAACTCCACCGAATCGACCGCAGCACTGGCCGAAACCGAAGAAACCACTGTTTGTGTCGAAACCGAAAGGGGGAGCGAGATGATCGAGGCGTACCCCGTGGAGCAGGTGGCAGACAAGTACCTGCCTCACATGAAGGACCGGGTTCGGTGGATGAAGCGCCGGCTGGCGTCTGGGGAGATTCCCGGCAAGAAATTGTCCCGCAGTGTGTGGGTGATGACGGATGCTCATATTGAGCAGTGGCTTTCGGGTGGTTCGCCTGTGTCTCAGCAGGATCCGGTGGAACCTGCGGAGCCGGTGTCGTTGGTTGATGGGTTGTCGGCCCGGTCGCGGCGGAGGCTGGCTTCGTGAGTACGTCTGCTCCTAAGCATCGGAGTGTGTGCCAGTTGTCGGGTGAGGTTCGCCCGTCTGGGGTGTGGAAAGCGTTGGCCGAGTGGGATGCGAGGCAGTTGCGTGAGGCTGCGGAGTTGGAGGCGTTGCGTGAGGAGAACGCCCGTCTGCGGTGCCGGCTACAAGAGCTAGGGGAGACAGCGTGAATCTTGTTGAGCGTTTGAATGCCAGGTTTAACAACGTGATTCATGACGGGCTCGCCTTGGTGGGTGCTGTGGTGGATCCGTGGCTGGCGCGCCTTAAGCGGCAGGCCATGTCGAATGCGTTGGGTCGGGATGTCGGCCTGGACTATGCGGATTCTCTTGTGGCTGCGGAGGCTGAGGAAGAAGTCCACGAACCGTCTGCCGGGCATCGGGTTTCGGCAGACCCGTCATCCACTCCCGTGGGTGACATTGGTCCCGGCGCGGGCATGGTTCCCCCGCCCCCCGCGCCGGGACCCTCCAACGGCTGGGACGAACTGCACAAGCAGGTAGGGCCGAACTCGCCAAAGTGGATACACGACGCCATCGACTCCACCAAGCAGTACTGCCTCAGCTTCGCCCGCGAATTCTTAGATGATGACGAGTTCATGGAGTTGGGGGAGTTCCTGGACACCGCGACCGCGGAAGAACTCGCCGCGATCCGACAGCACACCGAAGTGTCACGCGCAGACCTCACCGCGCACATCCGGGCGATCTTCCTGGATGGCGAAGAGGGCGAGATCGGACCGCTTGTCCTGGACCTTGTCGATGGCATCGCTACCCAGGTCACGGATTCCCTGGTCTCAGCGTTCCGCATCACCCCGAGATAGACAGGCGGGCCGTCACCCCCACGCCAGGAGGCGACGGCCCTAACACCGGAAACAACACAACCAATGAAAGGCACTTCCGATGCTAGATCGAGATTCTAAACCCTCATGGTGGGACAACCACCAAACAACCTGGGCTGACCTGCCCGTCACCCGCAACGCCCCCATGGCTGACTTGAGCCATCTCCAAGAGTTCGAGGACCTGGCAGCGGCGGTCATGAGTGAACTGGACCGTGCCGGTGGCTGGCCGTTCATACCGCCGTGGCACTGGGAAACGGAGCCGACGATCTGGGAGCAGGTGAACGGCGACGCTGTTGTTGGGCTTCTGCACGACTACCTCACGACAGGAGAAGCAGCATGAGGCGCAGTGAGAAGAACTGGCGGTATTGGTGGACGATGCCGCTGCTGATCGCCGCCGGCATCATCGGCCCCGGCCTCGCAGCACCACACGCCCACGCCGACATCACGTCCGACGCGTTCGTGATGGCACTCGACTCCGAAGGCATCACTTACAGCTCCAAACCTGCCGTCATCAACGCCGGAAAAGCCATCTGCAACATCCTCGACACCGGCGCCACCATGTACGAAGCATCAATCCTCGTACGCGACAACTCCAACCTGAACCTCGACGACGCAGGTTATTTCGTGGGTGCCGCAACCGCATCGTTCTGCCCTGAACACCTGAGCGGAACTGGGTGGGTGTGATGGCGAACTCCCCGTTCATTCAGTTGGCAGAAGTCCACACCAGCGACTGGCGTTCCCGCGCGATCTGCACCCACAAGGACGGCGATATCTGGTTCCTCAACGAATCCGGCCACTACACCGCCGACCCCGCCCGCCGCATCTGCTGGACCTGCCCCGTTCAAGCGCCATGCCTCAAATTCGCGTTGCAACACAACGAGGCTGGCGTGTGGGGCGGCTTCTCAGAGAAGGAACGTGCCCGCATCAAGCGTGGCGAGCTGGCACCGGTGAAACCGGCACGGTTCACCGAGAAGGAGTGCTTGCAGTGCGGTGAGGTGTTCGAGCCGGTCACCCGCAGGGCAAGGTTTTGCTCGCGGAAATGCAAGAAGCGCGCCGCGAATGCGTTGCGGTCACAACCGTCCCTGAAGATCTGCACGCAGTGCGGCGGCGAGTTTATGGGGACGTATGCGAAGACCTGCTCGAATGAGTGCCGACGGGCGCAGAGGTGGGGCGCGTGAGCATCGACTGGTTCGCTGTGGAGTGCGCCGTGAACGGAACTCCCATGCGACTTAATACCGAAGAGCGCCGAATGCTGGTGCGGCGGCGCCCGAAACTCCCCGAAGTGGAGTTGGCGCGCAGGGCGCACTGCACGGTCCGCACCATCGAACGGGACAGGGCTGAACTGCCTGAAGCAAAGTTGCAATCCTGCCCGGTGTGCGGGGAGGACGCGTGGGTCACGACCGATGGCAACATGGAAGCCCACCCAGACAGGCTGTTTCAGGAATGCCCACTGTCGGAGACGGATTGGGAATCCCGTATCGCTGCAACAGTCATCTGGTTGTCTCGGCGTATCCGTAGCGGTGACTCCCTGCCCGTGTGGGCCTATCTGACAAGCCTCCCGGAAACCGAACGCACTCAACTGTTGATGGCTGCCCTTGCCGGTGTGCCAGATGTTGAGGACCCGTTCGCGTGGATCACAGAACTGGAGTCCGTTGCATGACCCTGCTCGATCTGTCGTTCATGCTCGCCGCAGCGGTGGAGGACAAGCATGCGTGGCGTGACCTGGCACGGTGCGCCGAAGTGGACCCCGAAGTGTTTTTCCCCGAGAAGGGTAAAAGCGCGAAGCCAGCTAAACGGATCTGCAGCCGGTGCGAGGTTCGGGTCGAATGCTTGGAGTTCGCGTTGGCGAACCGCGAGAACTACGGGGTGTTCGGGGGGTTGTCGGAGCGGGAACGGCGGCCTCTGCTCAAAGCGAATGGTGAGGATCAGGTGGCATGAGCAACGGGAACAGGATCACCCCAGAGCAGGTGCAGACGATTCTGTTGATGACTCGTGAGGGGTGTTCCGCCAAGCATATTGGGGAAGTGGTGGGTTGTTCGGCTCGGACGGTGGTTCGGGTTCGGGCGGCTGGTGATGCCCGTTTGGCGTCGCCGGATCAGTTTGTTCCGTTGAGCCAGGAGCAGAAAGATTTCGCCCAATATTTGCTTGATGACGGCGCCCCGTATCGGGAGGTTGCCCGCACGTTGGGTGTGAGCCGGACAACGGTCGAAAAGTATTTCCCTGGTTACGGGTGGTCGAAGAAGCAGGCTGCTGAGTTCAGAGCTCTGGTCAAGAAGTTCCGCTGGTTGGAGGCTTCGTGATGTGCGTGTGCGGCCATAACCGGTCTTTCCACCGCTACGAGTGGGACAAGTTCCGCGGCCGGTGGGACACGGGTTGCGACGCCGCCACGTTCGACCAGGGCGGCCGGGAACGCTGCCACTGCTCCGAATATCGAGACAAGGACGAAAACTGATGGTTGTTGATACACGGGTGATTACCGCGAGGGACGACGCGAAAGCCGCCGCGGCTGCTCTTGATGACACGCGGTGTGCTTTGCATGAGTTGTTGTCTGAGGGGGCGCCGTTGCAGTTCCTGGACCGTGAAGCGCTGGAGTTGAACCTGGATGTGGTGAACAAGGCCCTGTCTCGGGTGGATGCGGTTATCGGGTCGTTGGATCGGTTGGCAGACAGGTGGACAGCAGCATGAGCGATCCGACTGCCACGTTGGCGTTGTGCAAATGGTTGGAAGACCGGCTAAAGCAATGGAAAGCAGAAGCCAAACAACAACTCGGGTTGTTGGCGGGGGAGCGGAAAGCCGCCGTCGTATCCGGCCAAGTCATCGGACACGTGTCGATGGCGAAAGGCCGCAAAACCGCCAAAGTCACATCCGAAACGGCACTGCTCGCCTACGTGAAAGCGAACTACCCCACCGAAATTGAAGTCGAAGAACGCGTACGACCCGCGTTCCTCAAACAACTCCTGGACGACGCAGCGAAGAAGGGCGCGTTCGTTGACGTCGATGGGGTTGTGATCGATGGGTTGATCGATGTTGTTGAGGGTGACCCGTATCCCATTGTGAAGTTGTTGGATGACTCGGATGTGACGATCGCTGGTTTGTTGGCTCGGGGTGCTCTCGGGGTGTCCGGGTTGAAGGAGATCGAACAATGACCCTCAAAACCCGACCACCGCGTACATGGCGCCCGATTCCTGGATTTGAGGAGTACGAGGCTTGTACTGATGGACGAATCCGCCGCAACGGCCGGGTACTCAAGACCTTTGAGATGAAGTCTGGGCACCATGCAATCACACTGTGCGTCGGTGGAAAGAAGTACCAACGACTTGTCCACCGACTGATTCTCGAGACGTTCCGCGGTTCATGCCCGGATGGCATGGAGGGTCTGCACAACGACGGAAGACCAAGCAATAACTGGGTCGGGAATCTCCGCTGGGGGACCCGTTCGGAGAACGTTCTCGACGCTATTCGCCACGGCACGTTCAACAACGGCCACATGCGCAAGACCCACTGTCCTCAAGGGCATCCCTATGACGATTCAAATACGTACCGGGCCAATGGTCGTCGGTTCTGCCGCGCCTGCCGTAGAGCCGCCACAAGGAGATGGGCAGAGAGGCGATGACTGATTTAAAGACCCGCAAGCCCACCGGAGTGGTTCCTTGGCCCCTGGTGTTGATCGAAGGTTCAGAGAAGAGCGGTAAGTCCTACATGGCAGCGCAGTTCACTGCATCCGAGAAAGTTGGCCGCTGCCTGTGGATCGACTGGGGCGAGGGAGCAGGAGATGAGTACGCCGCTATCCCAGGTACGGAGTATGAGTTAGTCGAGCACGACGGCACTTGGCCCTGCATTCTCGATCAAGTAAAAGCTGCTCGCGACGTAGCCCAACAAGCGCTTGACGGAAACGAGAAGCCAGTAGTCCTCATCATCGACTCCATGACCGCTGAATGGGATTTCCTCAAAGAATGGGTCGATAACAAGGCCCGTAGGCGCGAGGCAAACCTGAAAAAGCTTGAGCGCGATCCTGAAGCGGAGATCGTCATATCAACTGACCTGTGGAACCTCGCCACCGCCCGCCACAAGGAACTCATGCGTGTGCTGATGCGGTTCCCCGGCATCGTGGTGATGATCGCTCGCGGCGCTGATCAGGTGGCGATGGAGAACGGGAAACCCACCTCGCAGCGGACATGGAAGGTTGAGGGGCAGAAGAATCTGGCGTTCGACGCATCCGTGTGGGTCAGGTTGAACCGGGGTGAGCATCCGCAGATCATCGGCGCCCGTTCGGTCCACGCCGGCATCATTCCAGGCGAAGACAAGCCCCGCCGTGTCCCGGATTTGACGCTGGAACAGTTGGTGTTCGACATCCTCAAGTGCGACCCGAAGACCGCTCATGTGCGGGAGTTGGAGTCGGTTCAGGACCGGGTGCTGGAGCTGCTGGATTTGATTGCGGCTGCTGAGTCTCGTGATGTGTTGACTGGGTTGTGGCGGGATGCGAAGGCCGGCGAGTTGTTGAATGTTGGGGTCGCTGATGGTCCTACGGTTCAGGAGGCGTTGGCGGCGCGGGCTCAGGAGTTGGAAGCCAGGCAGGCGGACGCCTCATGAGCCGCCGGTTTACGGGGTTTCCCCCGGAAGTCAAGGAACTGATCTGGGAGCGTGCTCACGGTCGTTGTGAACGCTGCAACGAGTACGTCTCAGACGCTACTGCACACCATCGCAGGCCCCGTGGTCTTGGCGGCTCTCGACGCGTAGACACCAACGTGGCGTCCAACGGGTTGTGGGCTTGTGGTGCTTGTCATCGTTGGGCGGAGTCCTATCGGGCGCAAGCGTTCGAGCACGGGTGGCTTGTTCGTCAAACCCAATCACCTATCGAGATTCCCGTCCTGTACCGCGGCCAATGGGTGCTACTCGACGACGACGGAAACATCTACCGGATACCTAACACTGTGGAGGCTGCGAAGTGACCGGCCACGTGTCATACACCGAGTTCTTAAGCCGCAAAAAAGCTCAGGCGGACATCCCCGGCCGTGAAATCCCCGCATCAGACGTACACCCCATGCTGCACGACTGGCAAAACGATCTGGTCAGGTGGGCAGTTCGCACATCGCGGGCGGCGCTGTGGGCTGACACAGGCATGGGGAAAACAGTGATGCAGTTGGAGTGGGCACGGCTGTCCGGCGACCGCCCGCTGATCGTCGCGCCACTGGCTGTATGCGCACAAACCGTCCGCGAGGCCAACAAGCTGGATGTGACCGCCGAGTACGTCGCCGAGCCCGACCCCGACATGTTCCACCGCGCGCAGATCATCGTCACCAACTACGAACGGCTGCACAACTTCTCACCAGACATGTTCGATGCCGTGGTGCTAGACGAGTCAAGCATCCTCAAACAGTCGGATGGGAAAACCCGGACAATGCTTATCGATTGGGCCTCCGGCATTCCACACCGGCTTGCTTGCTCGGCTACCCCAGCGCCGAACGATCCCGAAGAACTGACCAACCAAGCTGAATGGCTCGGGCGGATGTCCAGAACTCACATGCTGGCCGCCTACTTCATTCACGATTCCGACGGGTGGAGACTTAAAGGGCACGCCCGTCAACCGATGATCGAGTGGATGGCGCAATGGGCTGTCGCACTGACGAAGCCATCCGATGTTGGGGGAGATGACACTGGCTACATACTTCCCGGGCTGGAGGTCATTCCCGAGATCGTCCACGCCGACATCGAAGTTGAGGGGCAACTGTTCGCCACCGACATCGGAGGTGTGACAGGCCGCGCAGAGTTGCGTCGCAAGACGTTGCAGGCCAGGGTTGATCGCGCCGCGAAGCTGGTCGCTAACAACCCTGGCCCGTGGATACTGTGGTGCGGATTGAACTCTGAAGCCGAGGCGCTGGCAGCGGCGGTACCAGGTTCGGTAAACGTTCACGGGTCACTGGACCCGGACGAGAAAGCGCAGCTCCTACTGGGGTTCGCAGACGGCCAGTTCGAGGTCCTGGTAACGAAGCCGAGCATCGCTTCGCAGGGCCTGAACTACCAGCACTGCCACCGCATGGCGTTCGTCGGGATGGGTGACAGTTACGAGCAGTACTACCAGGCGATCCGGCGCTGCTACCGGTATGGGCAAACCAAGGTTGTGTATGCGCACGTCATCGTTTCAGAACTGGAATCACAGATCGCGGCGAATGTCGCACGCAAAGAACAGCAAGCCGGCGATATCACACGCGCGCTGGTCGAAGAGATGAGAAGAGTGAGAGGTAAATCGGAATGACCGACTACATCACCGGTGAAGAACACGGACAGAACTGGACACTCCTGCTGGGGGACAGTTGCGAACGGTTATCCGAAATTGAAAGTGAGACAGTCGACTTGTCGGTCTGCTCCCCTCCGTTCGCCAGTTTGTTCACCTACAGTCCGTCGGTGCGCGACCTGGGGAACAGTGCCAGCCGCCGAGAGTTCTTCGAACATTACGGATTCATCATTCGGGAGCAGTTGCGGGTCACGAAGCCTGGCCGGTTGGCGTGCATCCACGTTCAGCAGTTGACCACAACGAAGGCAACTGACGGCTACATGGGCATGACTGACTTCCGTGGGCAAGTTATCGCCGCGTTCCAGAACGCGGGCTGGTATTTCAACGGTGAGGTGACGGTGTGGAAAGATCCTCAGGCCCAGTCGATTAGGACTCGTTCGCATGCTTTGGCGTTCGCGACGAAGAACCGTGACAGTGCGGCTACGCGCCCTGCCCTTGCGGATTACCTGTTGCTGTTCCGTAAGCCTGGCGATAATGCGGTGCCGATTAAGAATGATGTCACGAATGATGAGTGGATCGAGTGGGCATCTCCGATCTGGACTGACCATCACGACGGGGGGTGGCTCACCGATGATGGGCATATTTGCCCGGTCTGGTACGGGATTCGTGAAACGGACACTCTGAACACGAAGGTTGCGAAGGAGTCCGCGGATGAGCGTCACATTTGCCCTCTCCAGCTTGGTTTCGTCGAGCGGTGCGTGCGGTTGTGGTCGAATCCTGGCGAGCTGGTGTTGACACCGTTCGCTGGTATTGGTTCTGAGTTGTATCAGGCTGTGAAGCTGGGGCGGCGGGCGATCGGTATTGAGTTGAAGCCGTCGTATTGGCGCACTGCGGTTGACAATATGCGCGCGTTGGACGCGGAGATGTCGGTGCCGACACTTTTGGACGCTTTGAATGACGTGTCATGACCGTCGAGTCGATGTTGTGGTTCCGTGCTCGTCGCCGTTCGCGCCGTTCCGCGTGGGGGCATCCACGACCACCCGCACCACCGAAACCACGACCCGCACAGGAGAACCGATGAGCAACCTCACACCCGAACAGTTCGAAGCGATCGCCTACATCGTCCTCGCATTCACCGGACCCCCGTCGCTGGCGTACTTCCTCGTGAAGGGGCTGTTCAGGTGATGTACACGGTTTCTGGGACGTGGCCCCATTACATCGTCACCGGTGGAACCGAACCACCGAAATGCTTCAACTCCACCGTCACCGCCGTCAAATACCTGGAACAGATTCTCCAGCAAGGCGACACCATCAACTGGCAGGTCCCATGATCACCGTTGCTTGCGCCGAATGCGCCCGCACCCAAGGCCGCCCGGTGTCCGCTGAGTTCAACAGCACGGACGAAGCTGAGGCGTTCATCCGCCGGCACCACGCGCTCGCTGATCACAGGGCACACATCCCGGAAGAGGCGGCCTCGTGAGTGATTGCTTGTTGTGTGATCATCCCCGCTCCACCCACACACCTGAATGCCGAGTCCGTATGGGTATCGACCCTGATGACATGAGTGTTTACACGGCTTGCTTGTGCCCAGGATGGGAAGGCACAAAAGACGGAGAGGAGGACTAGTGGCCCACGTTTTGTATCGCTTCTACAGCGCGACAGGGCAGCTGCTGTACGTGGGTATCACGATGAACCCGCCGCAACGTTTCAAAGCTCACCGGGACTCGAAAGACTGGTGGGACCACGTTGCTGGAATCAGCATCGAGAACTACAACACCCGTGAGGAACTGGAGAACGCTGAACGCCGCGCCATCCAGGTTGAGCACCCTTTGCACAACGTTGTTCGGGCGAAACCAAAGGTGATCCAGGATCCCTTCGCGGAACCGAATCCGAAACCGGAACCGGAGCCTTCATCCTCTCTGTCCGATCTCTTCTCCCCAGAACCAACCGGTCACGTTTTCGGCGGACTGTTCGGGCGATCCAATGTGGTCCGCGATCGGGAGGCTGAGGCTCGTCGGGCACGGTGGGATGCCATCTACGCCTGCGGTCTCTGCGACCACGCCGGATACCGAGGCAAGTCGGTGTGTGACCACGTCGAGCACCGATCGGGGCGAGCCCGTGAGGCGCAACGACAGGTCCAGAGGGATCGGCTGCAAGTCATTCCTGGAGGTGATTCCTGATGGGAAGGAAAGCCACTGGCAAGGACCACTCGGAAATCAACCTGGCAATCTGGGGTGATGATGACTGGTTAGATCTCACCCCGCCAGCCCAACATCTGTACTTCGTGCTGTGGACGAGCCCGCAACTGTCCTATTGCGGTTCGGGGGAGTGGCACGCCGGCCGAATCGCCGCGATGGCCAAGGGATGGACAGTTCAGGCCGTCGAGGCGGCCGCCGCAGAGCTGTCCCGCGATCTGTTCCTGATCATCGACACCAACACCGACGAGTTTCTTCTGAGGTCGTGGATCAAGCACGACGGCCTGTGGAGGAAACCGAACATGGCTGTGTCGATGGCTAACGCGCGGGCAGCGTTGGCGTCGAGGACATTGCGCGGGGTTGTGGTGCATGAGGTACAGAAGATCAAGGCCCGCAATGAGGCTGACGCGAAAGCCAACAGTGATGTGATCGTGTCGGCTGGGTGGCAGCGGGATGCAGTCAAGGAACTGCTGTCTCAGAAGGCGATTGATCCGGCCACGTTGGAGCCGTTTACCCCCGGTTCAACCCCTAGTCCAACCCCTAGTCCAACCCCTCCGCTAACCCCCGGTCTAACCCCCGGTCCAATGGTTAAGCAGGGGGATGGGGTTAACCCCCCGTCTAACCCCGGGGCTACTCCTACTCCTGCTCCTTTCTCCTTCTCCAACTCCTTAGGGGGTTACGTAAGTACGGAAGGTCACCAGGAGCCCCCATCACGTTGCCCCGCCCATATCAATCACCCGAACCCACCGAAGTGCCGCGACTGCGCTGACGCGCGTCGGGCACACGACGCATGGGCAGCCGCAAGGAAACGGGATGAGCTGACGTTGAGGCGGGCCATCAAGTCTGCTCGTGAAGCCTGCACTGAGTGCGATGCCAACGGGCTGATCGAAACCCCAGAAGGCATGGTCCGCTGCGTCTTCCATGAAGAACCGCCGGCTGGTTTGGGTGTGGCGCTGTGAAGGACTGGCGTGGGACGACGGTTCATGTGGAGGCGTTGCGGGTGCGGTGCCGGGATTGTCGCGCTGGGGTAGGTGAGCCGTGTGTGGTGCGGGATGGGAAGGGGCGTGTGTTGAAGGTGTTGGAGGCGTTTCCGGCTCATTCGCACAGGATCGCTGACGCCCGTTCTGCGGGTTCCCGGGGCACTGACACCAACCCTGCCCCGAAAGTCGCTCCACGTGGCGTACAGCCCCCGCAATCAACACCAGGAGACAAGTGATGGCGCAGCGAAAAGGCGGATTCGACTGGATCCGGTCAAACTACGGTGTCCCGGCGAAGCGTGGAATGCGAGTCATCTTCGATGGACGACCCGGACGCATCGTGAGTGTGGACGGCCCGTACCTGATGCTTCACCTGGATGGTGATCCATGGGACTGGCGCACTCGTGTACATCCGACGTGGCGCATGGAGTACCTGACATGACCATGTTCGTTTCGAGCCCAGATGATCCGCGTGTCCTGGAGTCGGTGTCGTGCAGGTCGTGTGACATCTGCAAAGCCCCCAAAGGCAAACCCTGTAGCAACACGATTCGTCCGGGGAAGCCGCTGCCCGGACGGGTCATCCACTTCGGGCGGCTCACAGACAGAAACCGAGAACCGAAAGGCGACGAATGAACAACCCCGAGTTGCGTGCTGTACTCACAGAAGCCCAGCGGGCCAGCATCCTCAGCAGGGCTGCTGCTGCTTTGCAGGAGGCTGAGCACCAATCGGGAGGTGGATTTCTCGGCTACAGAGCCCTCGCAGAAGCCGCGCTCGATGTGACCCTCGACGCACTCGCGTCTCTTCCGGGTGTGGCGGTAATCCAACTACCCGACGAAGCGGAGATACGTGCTCGCCACATCAGCTTCGGGCGCGGGGCCGACTGTGAATGCTGCCCGCCCTGGATCAAGGATGAAGACATCGATATCGAATACTCCGTCAGTGAGGCGCGCGAATTCGCTGCCGCTCTTCTCGCTGCTGCTGCGGTTGTGGCTGCAGGGGAGGAAGCATGAGCGACCGCCCACCATCGTCGCAACCATCGGGAGGTTTCCATGAGTAAGGATGCCCGCGAGCTCATCTCCGACACGATGACGGAGCACTACCCGGTGTTCGATGAACGCGGCCACATCAACGGCACAGTGCCCGGGAGGGGCTCGTGGAGCTGCTGGTGCGATGGGGTTGTGGATGCCACCTTTGAAGAATGCGTCACCCACGCCAGCGCCAAGATCGATGAAGCCCTCGGAGGACTCAGGCGGGAGACCCGCGTAATCGAGAGCATCTTCGAGCTGGGCGTGCCAGAGCCTGCAACCCGATTCGTTACCCACTGGATGGAGATACCTGATGAGTGATGTTGTTGAGCGCGCCAAGGCTGCGCTGGTCGACTACGAAGTGGCGAAGGGGTCTCGGGTCGCGGTCGCACCGGGCCGGTCCTACCGGCTGCTCGCCGAATTGGTAGCCGAGGTTGAGCGTCTTCGCCCCAGGGGGGTTGAGACTACTGCTGATCTCGAATGGCTCCCAGAGGATTCCTGAGATTATCAGGGGTTGATTCGATGATCGTCGCCGTTTCTCCAGGTAGGCAGCCGATCTGACAGCGCACACATGTTTCCGATTACCGACACTCGTAGGGAGATGACGACTATGCCGACCACAGAGCATGGATCAGACGTCCAGCACTTGAGCCCTGAACACCGCGATCGTGCTTGGCGCGATAGGTTCAACGCCCGGTGGCACTATGACTACGGCGGGTGGATTCGTACCAGGCCGCAGGATGAGGCGTCGACCTTCGCTTTGATCCCAACCAAACACTACGGACCGTTCACTGAGGATCACTCGTGTCCTGCCTGCCTGGTGGTACACCCACCTGAGGATTGCCCCGTCCTAAGTGGAAACACCGACATGTTGGTTGTTTTCGATTACGACACCTCGCCCAACAAGGCACAAGCGGATACAGCTGACGATGACCCCAGATAACGTGGAGGAATCTGGAGACCGCTGGACGGGTCGGAGCAGGGAGGCCGCAGAAGCCAACCTCAAGGTCTTCTCCGTCACGGGAATCTGCCACGACCCGGCAGACGACTCTCCGCTTGTCCGAATTGAGCACGAGGCCCGCTGGGTGTCGGGATGGAGCGAGGCATGAGCGACGCAGAGACCGCACGCCGCAACGGCTGGACCGTCGGAACCCGACTCGCCGACGATAAAGGACGCGGCGAAACGATCATCGAAATCACCGCGATCGGCGAGGAACACGTGCTCGCGAAAGCCATCTCCTACGCAGGCCGACCGGCACCGTACCGGGAATCACTGTGGACTTTCAGGTTCCGGGATTGGCGGGAGGTTACGCGGTGATTCAGGTTCATTGCAAGGAGTGCAACCGTGTCTGGGACCAGTCGTGCGAAGACTGCGCTCAGTGGAAAGCGGATCGTCACTCGATCAACACGGGGCATACGGATATTCACATCATCCCGGACACCACACCGGCACCCGCACGGGTGGATCAGGGGTGGGCGGAATGGCTCACGAAAGGAAAACCATGACTACCCCTGAGCGTGCAGCTCTGGTTGAGCGGGCCGCGCAAGCCATCTGCGAAACCACCAGCTCCGGCCGCATGTTCCCCTGGAACACCCTCACGGAGCAGGAGAAGGACGCGTGGCGGCGGATGGCTGACGCCGCGTTCGACGTCCTCGTTGAGGCATGGTTTCCGCCGTTCTAATGCCGAAAACACCTGAAACCCCCGTCGAGCACATCGAGTTCGCGCGGGAAGAAGCCCGCCAAGCCGCATACGAGTCCGCGACCACTCACGCTCTGATCGCTATCGCCCAACTACTAGCCGAAAAGGACCAGCAATGAGCCTCGAAGAAGTCGAAAACACTCGCATGATCCGAACAGAACATGGATGGACCCCTGAACCGGAACTCGATCCGGCTTGGCCGGATCTGGTGAAGCTGCGATGGAATGCTGCCCTTATCCGGGATGAGACAGGACTTTCCGTGACGGTGCATGAAGCGAACTACTCGATCGGCGGGGTCCAGCAGACGGGCTGGTACTCGGTTCGTCTGCGCTATGGCATGACCTCGTCAGTCTCTGTCGCGCACTCCTACGACTCGGCATGGACGTATCTGAACGGAATCAGGGCAGGCGCGCAGGCGGTGCAGAACCAATGACTCGGACACTATTCCCGATCTTGATGATCCAGTACGGGCAGTTCGTCTTACGCCCCATGATCGACAGCGGCGTGGACCCGTGGGTGGTGGGAACTGTGTTCGCCGCCCCGCTCGTCGGGTTCCTTGTGGGATGCGTCCGAGAGCCCCAACTACTCAACACCAAGGACCAACCGTGACCTTGTCTGTGATTCTTGCTTCCCAGGCTCGTTTCCTCGTTGAGAGCCCTGTTTGCCCTGCGTGTTTCCAGCCCCGCACAGAGCATTCCACCGACTGCAAAGGACACCACAAATGATGACTGACGTGATGCTCGCAATGGCCGCCTTTGAACTGGAGAACGACGTCCGAAACAACTGGTGCCGCATCTGCTGGGACAAACTCGATGAATGTCCCGGCCACGTCGGGTACATGGAGATGGTCGGCCCACCACCCACCGAGGAAGAGCTAACCGCCTATGCCGCGGATCTGGAAGTGCGCCGGCGAGGTATTGAACGCCGCGCCGCAGCGCTTAATCACGCGGCAGTGAACCTCGGGTACGACAGCATCGAGGACCTTTGCGCGAAGGTCGATGTCGGATCGGTTGTGCAGTCTGAACCCAACGAAGCTAGGAGGCCTGAGAAGTGACCAAGCCGATCGACACCGACGCCCATGCGGAAACACCCACAAAACCCAAACACATGAACCCCAACAAACGCTGAACACCAAGGTAAAATCCGAATCTTGGAGGTGCCCATGAGCGACAAACCTCATATTCTTTACCGCTTCTACAACGCGGAAGACGATCTTCTCTACATCGGAATCACAAACAACCCGAGAAGCCGATTCAACCAACACCACGCCGACAAAGCATGGTTCAAATCAGTCGCCCGCTCCACGATGCAACACTTCGCCACCCGCGCTGAGCTCGAAACCGCAGAGGTAGCAGCGATTCAATCGGAGATGCCGCGATACAACGTCGCGCACGTAGTCCACAACAAGGGAGAGCTTCGACCCAAGTCAATATCCCGACGACCAATCAGTCCCGACGCCAATAAATTCCAGGCCCCGGACGCCATCACAAGCGACGCTCCGACTGTTGAAGACCGCGAAAAACGCATGGACGAGATCGAAGAACAGATCTCCCGAATCCCCAGGCTCATCCCCGGCGAACGATGCCCCTCCTGCGAAATGATCCTGCTCGCACTCGAATACGACGGATTGGTGAAATGCCTCAACTGCTTGAACATGTGGACACCCGACGAACTTCAGGAAACCCTATGACCCAACCAGCAGAGGATGGCAACCTCCCCGCCGCCAAAACCAGACTCGGAAACGCCATCTCCGCGCTCATCGACCCAAAACCCGAATACACCGAAGGCGCCACCAGATGGCGCGACTCCCTCTACGACCAACTCACCGAAGAAATCCCCGGCTCCCAAGGCAACGCCTCCCGCATTCCGCAATCCTCACCACCCCTCTGCATCGATGCCGTCGAACTCAAAACCGAAATCGACGCCACCGTCGCAGCATGGGAACCCTCAAGCTACTGGGTGTTCGGACCCCCATACCCCGTTCCACAACGCGACCTCACCCGCGAACACACACCACTAACGGTGCTACGCCTCCAACTATTGGAACGACGCCCATGGCGGCCCCAAGACGCCCACGGCATCGAACAAATCTCCGGAAGGATCGAAGCCTGGTGCGAATCCATCAAAACGATGCTCAACCCGCCACCGAAATGGTCACTCCCAAACCCGTGCCCAGCCTGCGACACCGCCATCGTGTACCGGAAGAACTCAGCCGGCGAAACCGTCCGACAACCCGCACTCCAAATCGGCCCATCAGGATGCGTCTGCCAAAACTGCCACCACGAATGGGGACCGCAACTGTTCCAGCACCTCGCCAACGTTCTGGGCTACGAACTACCCGCAGGAGTCCTCGAATGAGACACGCCAACCTCCCCACATCCCCTAGCTTGCTTGCGACATGCAGATTCATATGCCATCATTGGGTCGGCAAGTGAAGTGTGCCCAAAGCCCGAAGACCTCCACAGGTTCGGGCTTTTATTCATTCCCGGGGAGGCCAACCATGAGCACCTTCCCCGCACCCCGCACGCTCACCGAACGCATCCAAGGCGCGCACCTCAACCTGAAACTCGCACGGCAGGCAGGCAACCCGGACATCATCGCCGCCGCTGAACGCATACTCAACCAGCCCAGGAGAAACCGGCCATGACCCGACGTTTTCGCGGTGAACCGCACCTGCCGCCCGATGCCAAACCGAACGCCGCCGTTGACCGCTCGATCCGCTACGCAAGCCAGGTTGCCGAACTCGCCGCTGCCGACATGTGGGAAACACTCACCCCGCCGCGGCGCGCTACGCGTATCGCCGACGAGCTGGAGCGCACCGACTGGGGATTCGGCCTCGGCCTGCTCGCGGGACTCGGGGCCGCCGTCGCAGCCATGCTGCAGCTGTGGTGGCTCGCCGCGCCGCTGCTGGCCGGGGCGTTCGTGTTGTGCTGGTGGTTCGGGTGAGGCGCGCAATCGCCGGTGCGCTGATCCGGCTCGCGCACAAGGTCTACCCGCCCAAGATCACCATCAGCGAGCCGGACTACGGCAAGGCCGGTTTCGCGTCCGGACGGGTGAAGGAGTAGTTGCCAGCATGGATCCCCAGAAGTTCCGCAAGAAACCCCTCGTCATCGAAGCGATGCGATTCACCGGTTCAATGAACAGTGCCGAGCAGATCGCCGCATGGTGCGGCGGGCGAGCGGACTTCGATCCCAAACCGTCTGACCCGACCGATGCGAACGTATCTATCGCGATACCCACGCTTGAAGGAACGATGCGCGCGAGCTGCGGCGACTACGTCATTCGTGGCGTTCAGGGCGAGTTTTACCCGTGCAAGCCGGACATCTTCGAAGCCACGTACGAGGCGGCGGACTGATGCCGCTCAAACACCTCCGCTTGTGCCCCGACCCTTGCAGCAAGGTTCGTTTCTCGGCGTGCAGCAAGGCTTGCCGACTCCCGAACGATATCGACCCCGAGTCGTGGCGTATCAACTTGCAGGACGGCGCCGGCACAATCGGTGGCGAAGGGTGGGCTGACAGAATCAGCGACGGCCTCGCAGGCGAATATCCCAAATGAGCAGCCTCACAGACCTCACGGACTTCCTTAACCGCACGCTGAACAACCTGGTTCACCCCGGCGACGAAAACACCAAACCCTTCCCGATCCTCCTGCCGGGACTACGACCTATCAGTGTCCCCCCGGAACTCGCCGGCCAGTTCGCTGAAGAATCAGGCCTACCGCACCTCGATACCCCGAAACTGGTCGCGGAAGCACTCGCCGCGGCGATCACACAAAACTATGTGATCCTCACACGCGAAGAAGCAGAACAGCTGCGCCAGAAAGCGGCCGACGCACCGACCGGGCACCGCGTCATCAACATCCGAACCACACCCACAGCCCCGCCCGTGCTGTCGATCACCATCGACAAAACAAGCAACGACGTCATCGTTCCCAAACGAGCCTTGCGGAAAGCGGTCGAACAGTGATCCACATCGAAGTTGACGGGAAAGTGCTCATGCACGCCGATCCCGGCCAGTGGACCACCACGCCACCTGATGTTCAAGCGGTCCAGAAAGCTGGACCCAACGAGCCTTGGATGCTGCCGATCATGGCCGCACTCGCGAAGACGGCCACCCTCGCGATGGCCGGGGCGAAACACGAGGACACCACAATCCGCGTGACCACACGCAAGAACGGCTGGACGATGGACTGCACCAATGGATGAGGCAGCCCGCGCACGCCAGGAGCTGCGCAGATCCAACGCCGCCCAGCCGCACCGAAACCGGCACCGCGAACGCAAAACCGGACGAACCACAGACCGCAACATCTGCTACTGCGGCGACGCCGACTGCCCAGACTGCGGCGAATGGTACGAGTGAAACAGGGGGAGCCGCGCATGGGATCATCGGCCCGCGAGCGGCGATTCCACCCCGCATACGGGGCTGAATCATGCGGCGGGCCAACATGCGAGGAGTTGGGACACACACCCTGCGATAGGGCGGTGACGATGGAGGAAGCCTTCGCTCGCGACATACACGCGGGGTTTCTGCCCAAATCTATGGTTTGCCATTGCGGCGCACCCGGTGAGCGATACGCGGGCAAGAGGCGCGCGGTGTGCCCGCCGTGCGCCTACGGCGTGCATAAAACCTGTTATTGCAGCGAGACGCTCGATGGTTAAGCCGACATGACCGATGTCGTGATCGACGGGACCCGATACGTCCCAGAAGCCACCAACGGAACTCCAATCGGAATCGGTGTAACCACCCGCAACCGGCGCGACGTCGCCGACGAGACAATCGCCAACATTCGCCGCCACACTCCAAACGCCAAACTCGTCATCGTCGACGACGCCAGCGACGAACCATACCCAGCAGCGACCTACCGATTCACTCAACGCGCAGGCATTGCCCGAGCCAAAAACAAATGCCTCGAACTCCTCAACGGCTGCGAGCACATCTTCCTGTTCGACGACGACTGCTACCCGATCGCCGACAACTGGTTTCAGCCCTACATCGACTCACCCGAGCCGCACCTGATGTACCAGTTCATCGACCTCGCCGGCGGACGGAAACTCAACGACGTCACGAAGGTCTACGACGACGGCCGCCACTTCGCGCTGTCCGGGGCGCGTGGCTGCATGATCTACGCGCACCGCAGCGTGATCGAACGCGTCGGTGGCCTCGACCCTGAATTCGGCGGTTGGGGATGGGAACACCCGTCGTGGTCTGATCGCATCTACAACGCCGGTCTCACCTCGTTCCGGTACGGCGACGTGTGCGGCTCCAACAAGCTCATCCACTCCATGGACGAGCACCTGGAAGTAAAGCGTTCCGTCCCGACCGAGGAACGCAAAGCCGTCGCCGCCCGCAATGCCGAGTTGTACTGGGAGCACCACTACACGAGCAGCCACCACATCCCCATCGTGGAACCCGACCGGCGTGTGGTGCTCACTTGCCTGCTGTCGAACAAGCCCGACCCGCAGCGCAACACACGCATGCGTCCCGACGTCAAACTGCTCGAAACGTTGATCACCTCCATCACTGGAGGTGAAACCGTTGTGCTATGCGACAACCCACTCACCCACCCGCAGGCGTCATTCGAGCAAGTCACCAGCCCAGTCGATAACCCATACTTCGCGCGCTGGTACCTGTACTACCAATGGTTACGCGCCAACCCCGACGTCCAATGGGTGTGGTGCGTAGACGGCACCGACGTCGAAATGCTCACCCCTCCGTGGGAACACATGGAAACCGGGAAACTATACGTCGGCCACGAACCCGCCGTCGTGGGGATCGACTGGATGCGCGACAACCACAAAGCCACCCACCTGCAAACATTCATCGACACCCACGCCGACCACACCCTATTGAACGCGGGGATCGTCGGAGGCGACCGTGAAACCGTCATGACATTCACCCACGACATGATCGCCGACCACGAAGACCAACAACGACGCATCTGGCACAAAAAAGACACCAAAGGCACCATCATCGGTGACATGGCCACACTCAACTACATCGCCTACACCAAACACGCAGACCGTCTCGTCTACGGGCCACGCATCGCCACCATATTCAAAGCCAACGAACGCAACCCGTGGAGCTGGTGGAGGCACAAATAAACATGGACCAGAACCTGAAACCCGGCGACGACGTATGGGTTGACTTCGACGGACTCGAACACGAAGGCACCGTCGAGAAAATCCAATCCAGCGGCTGGGTCAGATGCTCCATCGCCATCGACCCCGAATACGACTACGGCAGCATCACACCACGACTCACACCACACACCACCGTCGCCGTGAAAACCACACGCATAAGGCCACGATGACCCACATCATCGGCATCGTGGCCCACACCAAACGCGCCGAACAAGCACACCGGCTCATGGAAACCGTGGGCGCCGCATACATGAGCATCGACAACGGCACACTCGGATGCGAAGCCAACCACCGCAAAGTGTGGCAACACCTCACCCGTCACAACACAACCTGGCTCGTGGTCCTCGAAGACGACGCCATACCGTGCAACAACTTCCGCGACCAACTCGACGCAGCGCTAGCAGTGGCGCCCAGCCCAGTGGTCAGCCTCTACCTCGGGCGAGAACGACCCCGCGAATACCAACAACGCATCGCCAAAGCCGCTGACACCACAGCACACTGGCTCACCTGCCGGCGCCTACTCCACGCAGTCGGAATCGCCATACACGCCGACCTCGTACCACACATGCTCAACCAACTGCCCAACGGCAAACCCATCGACGAAGCAATCAGCGCATGGGCACGCCACCAAGGCCACACCATCGCCTACACATGGCCCAGCCTCATCGATCACGCAGACGAGACGCCAATGATCGCCACCAGAAACGACAACCAACCACGACCACCAGGCCGCGTCGCATGGCAACACGGAACACGCGACACCTGGACCACCGACACCCAACCGATCTGATGCCACGCGCGCCTAAGGTCTGCCGACACGCAGGCTGCACCACACTCACCACAACCGGTGAGTGCCCCCAACACACCACACACCGCTGGGGCAACCACCAAGGACGCAAAGTCCCACACTGGTTGCAGCGAGCCACCTTCCGGCGCGACAATTGGACCTGCCAAAGCTGCGGACACACCGCGACTCCCGGCAGTGGACAACTCCACGCCGACCACATCCAACCCCGATCACGCGGCGGCACAGACACACTCGACAACATGCGCACCCTATGCAAGGCATGCCACGCGCCGAAGTCCCGCGCCGAGGCCCGCGGATCGAACACCTGATCGAAAACCGGTCGAAAGTTAGCTGGAGGCGCGAAACGTGCCCTGACCTGCGCAAACGCCCACATGCCCGCAAGCCTCTGACCTGCGGAAACACCCCCCCAGCAACCCCCCCCGGGGGGGTCTGCGCGGCCCCGGAAGGCGC